TGCATTAATATCTCTGTCGTGGTGGGTGCCACATTGTGGACACGTCCACTCCTTTCTTTTTAAGATTGTATCACACATACGTTTAAGAAAGAAGAGAAGCAAGCAAAAAGACAAAGAAAAAAGCCGGATTCATCATGAGATTTTAATCCCGTGCTTTCTCCGGTCACTAGTCAGTAAATACCCATTAGATAACCTTTCTCTAATAATGTTTATTAGCTAGATTCTGCTTTCTACTATATTGAAATATCTTGCTACTTCCATGATCAGCTCTGCCATAGAACTCTCATTAAGATTTGTAGAGCCATTGCCTATGTCCCAAATAATGCCTGCTGTGACTGCACCTGATGAGTAAATGACCCTTGCAAAGTATATTAAGCGTTCCTTGCTCTCTTTATTCAGCCCTTTATCCGCATTTGGGCCCCAGTAGATTGCATAAGTAGGGCAAGTACCTACATGCGCTGGTGTATACTCTAGTACCATATAGCCACGCTTAATCAAGTAGTCTAAAGCTTCCTTTACCTTGCTGGCTTTAACATGCAAGTTAGAAGTATCAAGCACAGCATAGTCTTTTTGATGCTTAACTGCATACTTTATGCAATGGAAAATATACTTTCTATCTTTCCTATTAAGTATATCCTCGCTAGGTACATACAGCGTAGCCATAACATTTGAACTAGGTATGTTAGCTGTAAAAGCAGTTTTACTATTTATCTTAGCCCGCTTCCACTTATGCCTTAGCCACTGTTTTAATTTTTTCATTTGTATACCTCCTTTCTATATAATTCATTTAACAGTACTAAGCTTACTATACCAGCTAGGTTAAAGCAATAGTTTTTGCAAAATAATTTCAAAATAAGTGGAAAATTAGACAAAAATAAGCTTAAGGCGATACACCCTAAGCCTATTTTTATATTTAAAATTATAAAGAAATTTTTACTTTAGATCCATTAATGTATTTTCCAGTCTTTTCATTGCCTACCATCAAGTACTTGCCCTTTCTACCATGTACAAGCCATCTGGTACCTTTTGGCAAGTGCTTAATTCCTTTAGCACCACCATTGAGTTCATTTTGAGTATAGAGAGAGTCACTAGTTACATAAGCAACAGCTTTCGTACCATTCTCTGCAATGCCATTGAGTCTAAGCAAAGCACTTCTACTATCTATCCATTGACCACTGCCTACATGCAAAGCTCCGTCTTTATTGTCATAGACCAGCCAATTCGTATTGTATTTAAGCTTCTTGCCTGTTGATTTCTTAAGATCTGAGCTCTTATAAACAATTGCACCTCTAGACTTGGTAATTAGACAACCACCATAAACATTATAAGGTACTTTTACATGCCATGTTGACAAATTCTGTTCATCTTCTTCCTTACTTGCAGTGGAAGAGCCACTGCTTGTAGCTTTACCCTTTGCCAGAGCATCCCAGTCACTACCTGAGCCATAGAATACGTTAAAGTCTAAGTTGCCTGCAAAGCCATTTAAGCGTCCATAGCCTGTATATTGAAATACAGTAGCTGACTTCCAGTGTCTTGTAGAACCATACATAGAACGTGCATGATATCCATAGACAGGGTTATAGTTGTTATACTGAGCCACCCACAGCTTAGCCTTATTAGGGATATCACCCCAAGACAAGTAGTTCTCGCTTGATAAAGCTGTATACACCATAGGGCGTACGCCAAGTACATTATATACATAGTCAAGCCAATGACTAAGCCAGCCAATATTTCCTTGTGTAGCATACTGAGCTTCAAAATCTACTGCCAAGACTGCTTTTCCTACCAAGCCATATCTCTTGACCTCATGAATAAAGTTGTCTGCTTCCTGCTTGTAGCTTCCAGCAAGAGTAGCAAAATGGTATAGACCAACTCTTTTACTACCTAAATGCTTTACTTGATAGTCCAGATAAGCGTTTCTGCTTAGGCCATTAGTAGCTTGGATAATAACAAAGTCAGCAGATACAGCTTTAGAGTTAAAACCAGCCTGCCAATTTGATATATCTATTCCATGAAGCATTTAGTCACCCTTTCCTGCATTGGTTACAGTCTTAGTTGCTTCTACATCTGGTTTGGCTTCAACAGCTGGTTTGACTTCAATAGGCTTAGTTTCCACTGGAGTAACTACTGGATTTTGTGCTTCAAGATTTTGTACAGGAGCCTCACCTACATTAGTATCACCTTTACCATCTACTGATACTGGATCTGCTGGTACTTCTTGAAGTACATTTTCTACATCTGATACAGTCTTATCAATTACAGGAGCAACCTTATCGATTGAACCTGCAACAGACTTACCTGCTTGACTTGCTTGGTATGCAGACTCAACAAAGCTAGAAATAATTGGGTCCAAGTTGTCTGCATCTACATGGAAAAACTTTAAGTAGCCTTCAATTTCTTCTATAGCTTTATTCTTCTTGTCTTCACCTGACAAGTCCAAAGTGCTCATTTCAGTTACGACAGGTTTAGCTAAGCTATTGATAGTATCTAAAATATCAACTGCTCTTTTATGCTTTACTGCCAATTTCTCCAATTGCTTACTTGAATGAGCATAGAGTGCTGTGTAGATAAAAGCAAAGCCCACTACAACCCAAACAATAAGCTGAATATAAGTATTAATACTGTGCATTAAACAAATCCTCCTAGGTTTTTACTATATAGTATTAGGTCTTACACTAATATTATAGCATCTAACCCATGGTTGCTTGCCAAGTACAGCTAGTCCTGTGTCAGCATGAGCTGGTCTGTTACTTTAGAAGTCAAGATGCAAGTATCTTCGTATATTTTTCCTGCCTCATCATTGGTTTTAATAGCCTTTTTTACCAAGGATAAAGCCAACTCAAGGGTTACAAGAGCATAGAGGTACTTTTCCTTACGCATAGAAGATAGAGGTACTGTAAGCCCGTCTATGAGCTTTAAAGCTACTGTAGCTTCTGCCAAACCTTGAACTTTTTCATTTAAGTCTAAGGTAGCATCCCCTCTATTTACCTTTGAGTTACTATAAATGGCTCCTAAATCTGAAATTTCCTTTTTGATGTTGGTTAGTTCTTGTCTAAACATTACTATGTCCCCTAAAATTGTATTATTTTGCTAACTTACACAGTATACACCAATGCTATTGCATAGGCAAGCTAAAATTTTAATAGACAATGCTTTTATTGACTAGTGACTGGAGAAAGCACGGGATTTTAATCCCGTAATGAATCCGGCTTTTTTCTTTGTTTTTTGCTTGTTTTTCTTCTTTTTAACCATATGTGTGATACAATCTTAAAAAGAAAGGAGTGGACGTGTCCACAATGTGGCACCCACCACGACAGAGATATTAATGCGGCAGTTAATATCCTACATAAAGCAACGCCAAGTGGTCAGGAACTGGCCATGGTAACAAGCTGAGTTCTGTGAGTTAGGTATTTGACTAGTTCAATATAACATCCTAAACACTACTCAGTGTTCCCAGAAACCCAGCACTTAAGTGCCGGTGTAGTTCATTACTTGTGCTTAGCAAAAAATGTGGTATACTATTAATAGAACAACTTTAGTGGTGGACAGTTCTTAGAAACATCCCTACATACAGTTGAGTCTTAACCAAACAGCACAGTCCATCGTGACCATCGGCTCTTGGCAAAAAGTGCAAGATAAAAACTTGTCAATTGAATAGAGTCCTACAAACTCGGAGCTGGTGTCTCCATTATCAAAACACTTGAGAGCAGAACATTGCTCAAAAAGGGAGGTCAACTTCTCCCTTAAACAAGAAGTGCGCAACCATATTCGGCAGAGATATCAAAAGCTGGGTATGGCGTAAAGTGGTGTAGATTAACCATATAACTACACAATAAGCTAGGCTACAGTTAAGTAGTCTGGAAGTCCTAAACTTGCCTGTGTGTAAATAGCATGGGGTATCAAGCATGGAAATTAATGGTGACGGGATTCAGCCAGTATAAGTTAACTCGAAAGAGCCAGTTGCCCAAAAACAGTAAAATGTTACTCTAAGTAGAACTGCATGAAGCAAGTCAACTACGAACGGGGTCAGAGCTTATACTTGGTCATCTGTCAGAAGTCTTAACAGAATATAACGAAAGTAATCTACATTGGACAGAGAATATGTGTAGATGACGTTTCATTAAGATTGATATTCCTCATTTTTTAGGTATCAGTCTTGAGAGTCAATATGTTAAGAGACATGCTTGGAACGACATGTCAAGCGTGATATCCAACGATTCTGTGAACGGCTCCATACTGAGTAGCTATTCAGAGTCAGACTTTCTTCTAGTGTTTAAGTAGCTATGTTTATTTGATATAGTTATTTATCCTTATACACTATAACTCTATAGTTTTCTGTATACCGATGAATGAGTATAGCTCTTATTTATATTTTTAACATGCACTAGGAAAAGTCTGCCTCAAGCAGTTCACTCACCACCTGAGTAGCTGGTTTTATAGACAGCAAGTATAAATGGTTTCTTAAGTATGCTGCATGTGCAGTGATTTGATTTTTAATCACAATCACAAATATGCAACAAAGATTAAGCTGTTGTCAGCTTACGAGGTTTGGGCAAGTAGCCCATGTATGGCTAAGACATAATGGCTTCTAAGCAGTAACTTAAGTAATGGAATAAGAATACTTACTTACAATAAAGGAAAATACCTAAGATAGCTTTGTACAGGAAAAGAATAAGCATATTGTTCGTGTTTCCTAAGAGTCAATACTCATAAAACATATGCATTGCTTAAGAATAATCTTATTAGACACAACTTATAAAGATAGATAAGAATAAGCATATTGATTGCTATAGATGCTATTAAGAATAGATAATTAGGAAAATAGTTATTATAGTAATAGTATGCTTTATTTTGTTCCTTATTAGTTAGGAGAGTGGTTACTTACTTATTATGATGTCATTATTGATTTACTTAGCCTTAAAAGTATAGTATAATTATTAGTATAATAACTAAGTTAAGCTATATTCAATTGATTTATTTAAAGTGATATTATAGTGGTGTAAAGAAATAAAGGGAAAATATAAGAGAAGGTGAAAAATATTGGCAAGATCAGAAGCTTTAAAAAGGGCACAAAAAAGATACTATGAAACGCACAAGGAAGAAATGAAGCGAAATATGTATAAATCACATGCTAAGCACTTTGTTTTAGACTATGACCCAACAAGAGAAGAATTGCTTAAATTAAAAAAATTAATAGAAGAAAAATTGGAAAAAATCTAGTTTTTCTATTTACTTTTGTATAAAAAATAAAATAAAAGTGTAAAAAAGTATTGTATTTTTAATTTAAAGTGATATTATAGTGGTGTAAAGAAATAAAGGGAAAATATAAGAGGAGGTAAAAAATGAAGAACGTAGTTAGAGAAGACGCTAATGAAGTTTTAGAAGCTTTAATTGACCAAAAAGGGCTCAAAAAGGGCTTTATCGCCAAAAAGCTTGGAATGTCCCCACAAAATTTAACGAACACTATTCATAGAGGAAGAGTAAAGGCCGACCTTGTTTTTAAAGTATCAAAGGTTTTAGACGTAAATCCAAGTATCTTTTTGAATGAACCATACTCGGATTTTTTGAAGAAATAGGAGGAAAAAATGAAGAAGTTTAATGACTTTTTTAATGATCTGTTTGATTTTGAACATTGGCTAAAGCCGTGGCAGTCAATTGCAATCATAACAGTATACGTTCTACTTTTTATAGGTTCAATCATTTGTTTATGTGTTTTGGATAAATAGGGGAAAAAGAAAATGAAGAAGAAAGTAAGCTTAAACAGGCTTAAATTAATTCAAGCAGGCAATACAGTGTATACGACATGTCAAAGATTCGACAAAGGCTTAAAAAGATTTGATTTTGTTGAAAAAGTTAAAAACGCAAGAGAAGCCTTTCAATTGCCAAAGAGAATGAACTAAGGCTGATTAAAAAAGAGAGGAACATATAGATGATTGAGTTTGATGCTAGAGATTTACGTGATTTACAGGATGTTGATGGCATTCTTTTACAAGATGTGCATGGTCAGCGTGTAGCAATTGGTGCTGGGTTTGACTATGAAAACGTCTTTTACTTTATGCATGACTATTTCAAAGAATATGGTGAAGAAGACTTTGCCCAACAACTTGGCTATGAAGATGATATAGACATGTACAAGTCATGGTTTTCTGGTATTCCAGTTCATGAAGACAATATTATGGATATGGTGTATGAATCCTTTACTGGGATTGACGCAGATTCACTTCCAGACAATTATGACCATGAAGAAGAGGCTTACTTGGAAGCAGAGGATCACAAATTAGACCAAGAGCGTGGTAAGTAGGCTCAGTTATGCAGTTAGATCCAAGCAAAACACTTGAAGACAACTACCAAGACTAGCTGCAAAGGATCAATGAAGAGACTGATTTCTTTGTTGGTGCTTGGACTAACGCAGCTAAAAATGAGTTTCCAACTCCTGATAACGTGGGAGAAACAGTGAATAACCTATCACGGACAATCTTTCAAGACACGAGAAGACAGATAAGCGACAAGGCACAAAAACAGAAGTGGAGATAACTAAAATGATAGAAGAAGAAAAAGAAATAAAGATTCCTATTTTAACTCAAATTCAGAATGAGCTTAAAGCGCCAAAAAATCAGTATAATAGCTTTGGAAATTACAAGTACAGAAATGCAGAGGACATTGAGTCAGCATTGAAACCACTGCTTGCTAAGTATGGTGCACAACTGACATTTGATGAGGACTATAGAGAAGTAGGTGGAAGAGTTTATGCTGTTGAGATAGCCCACTATAAAGATTCAGAACAACAAATTACGGTTAAAGGTTGGGCTAGAGAAGCTGAGCATAAAAAAGGAATGGATGAAAGCCAAATTAGCGGGGCAACAAGCTCATACGCCACAAAATATGCACTTGGTAGGCTATTTCTGATTGACGACACTAAAGATGCTGACAGCCAAAAGCCAACTAATGCTGTCACAAGACAACCAGACCAGAATAAGCCTAGAGAGACATTAGGCCAACGAATAGTCAAGGCTAAGCAATTTGAAATTCAGTATGGTGGCAGAAAAGAAAAGTTAGTTGATGTATGTTGCTGGGAAGCTAATGGTGATGATCAAGCTAAAGCATTCTTAGATAACTGGCGGACTAAATCCAAAGGTAATGAAGCAGCATACAAGTTTATTAGAAATCAGTGTATTGGAAAAGAGAGTGCTTAACGATGGCATCAAATTCAAGTCCTTTATTAATTAATGAAAGCCCACTTCAAGTTTTGCCATCATTAGCGGTAGCACTTGGCAATGTTAATGAGGCAATCATTCTTCAACAAATCCAGTGCTTGCTAAAAGAGCCAAAAAGCGGGCGAGTTGATAAAAACGGGCAAAATATATTAGAAGAACCTTTGAAGAATGGCACGGTCAATTCCCGTGGCTTTCTGTTAGATCAATTAAAGAACAATTTAAGTCTCTTAAAGACAAAGGAATTGTAATAGCAAAAAATTTCAGTGAAGGTGGCTTTAGTCGCACTCTATGGTACAGCATTAACTACGACAAATTTGACGAATTTATGCAGAAGAATAGTCAGACAAAGCGCTTAAATGAATTTACTTCACACTGAAAGAAGAGAATAGTATAGTATAAATAGTCAGATAGGGTAAATGGAGGTAAACGAGTATGAAAGCTAGTTGGTTATATTCCAAAAGTCCATTAGTGGTAGATAAAGACTTAGCTACAGTTATTGGGCTTAATGAAGCAATCATATTGCAACAAATTAATTACTGGTTGCACGTCCGTGGAGGAAAAGATGTTGACAGTAGGCACTGGATTAAGCACACTATTTCAGAATTCTTAGAAAAGGATTTTCCCTTTTGGAGTAGAAGCACTGTTAAGCGGGCTATAGTTAACTGTAAAAAAAAAGGATTTCTGTTAGAGAGAAACCTAAATACAGCAGGATTTGATAAATCTAAATGGTATTCCATTGATGAAGACAAACTAAACGAGGTGATGAGCCATGCATTGGTTCAAAATGAACCAACGAGTGGTTCAAAATGGACCAATGGAAAGGTTCAAAATGAACCAACCTATACCAGAGAATACACAAAGAATACAACAGAGATTACAACAAATAATAATAAGAGTTCATCTAAAGATGAACACATCCCTTATTCAGACATTATTGATTATCTAAATCAACAAACAGGACAAGCATTAAGACCCACTACTAAAGCCTATAGAAAACTAATTAGAGCAAGGTGGGGTGAAGGATATAAACTTAAAGACTTTAAGACTGTCATAGACAACAAGAAGAAAGAGTGGCAAGGAACAAAATTTTGGGGTTTCATGACACCTAAAACCCTATTCACTTCGGGACACTTTAACACATATCTAAATGCTAATAAGCTTGAAGCAAATAGTAATCGTGGCGGTGGCTTCAACATTGATGAAGAGGCACAGAAAAAGTTTTTTGATCAAATTGACGGTAACGACCTACCATTTTAAAGAGGTGATTTAATTGCCAAAAGCAAAGCCAATTATGGATTATATGCGGATACGTACCAAAAAAATGGGTGGCTTTTGCCCCACACACACTGATACAGAACTGATTACTGACATCTATGGTCATGCTAAGCCATTCTGTCCGAAGTGTGCAGCAGAAAACATAGAAAAAGAGAAAACATCATTTGATAGAAAAATAACTAGAGAAACAATTACTAGATACATGTATCGTTATTCACTACTGGACAACAAATCAGAGTTGCAAAGCTCATTTGATGATTTTAGAGCGGAAAAAGGTACTAAAGAGTATGAAGTTAAGCAAAAAGCTAGACTACTTGCAGGTGCTTATTTAAAAAGCACGGATAAAACAGGCGAGAAGCGTAAAAAGTTCAATACCGTTTTCTTTGGAAACCCTGGAACTGGTAAAACCCACCTAGCTATGTCAATGTTAAAGGGAGTTAATGGCTACGCTAAGCCAGCAAAGAAATGTTTGTTCATTAACGTTAACACTCTAATGGATAGAATATTTAGCTCATTTAATGACCCAACAGAGATGTGGACTAAAGAGTATTCAATTAAATTGATCGGCCAAGCTGATTTGGTTGTTTTAGATGACTTAGGCACCGAAAGCTCTATGACTGACAGGGAACAAGCTTCCGAGTTTGTGCAAAAGCTACTATATAGAATTAGCAATAGACCAACGGAATTAATCATCACAACCAACCTATCACAACAGCAGTTTAAACGAACGTATAACATGAAGATTATAAGCAGGCTATTCACTAATACAAGGAACTCAATCATAGATTTTTCAGGAATTAAGGATAAGAGATACTAAACCAAGAAAGAGAGACAAACAAAATGACAGCAGAAGAACAAGACTATGAACATCTATCAAAGGCTTTGGATTCATATGTGATTTGTAATGATGAGGCTAGACGTGAATATGTGCGTACGGAGCTATTGCAAACTGCCAGACTGCGTAATGTGTCACTAGAGGTAGTAGTGCAGGAAGTAGCAAATGCAGTCGGTAGAGAGGCTGATAATCTCAAAAGCAACAGTTTTTTGCATCAGCATATGGTTACAGTCGAAAGAACACTGATTGAGCTACTACACCCAAAGCCATGCAAGCAATACTAAAAAAGCAACAGTGAAAAATAAATATGCCAAAGCGCCAGTGATTAATTTTACTGGTGTTTTTTGTGGTTTTAAGAGGCTTAGAGTGGTTTTATGGACTAATAGGTATAGACATAGCTAAGAAACATAAAAGCTATTGTAAGGCTTAATAAGAGCAAAATACAATGGCACTCACTCTTTGAAGAAGGCATCGATTATGAGGGGTACTTGTAAGTACCCCCTATAACAAATTGCATCCTGACAAGCTTCAAACCATTCAAGACTATTTGTTAACCCTCGACATGGCAAAAGAAGTCTGCATGATGTCCAAGACAGAAAAGATAAAGGGATCAATGAAATACAGACCCCTGATGGAAGACAAGCTGACCCGTCAATTTGACGGGTCAGGTCAAAGATAACTAACTCTAGGGTTGCAAAACACGACCTTAGATCAAGATAAAAGCAAATCCTTAGAGCCCCAAGGACTGGGGCGATTCATGCATAAGCCTATGGTGAGAGATATTGAGCCCGATCCAAATTTGGACTCGGATAAAAATGGCATTGCTTATACATATACACTTATAAGCGTAAATGTTGTGAAAGATTCACAAAGAATGGTAAATGTTGATCAGGAAGATAAAAGGGGGTAACGAATCGTTACCCCCATCTGGTAATCAAGTAACAATCATCATCAATGAATCAGGTCTCTACAGTTTGATTATTTCAAGCAAGATGCCAAACGCTAAGAAATTTAAACATTGGGTAACTTCTGAAGTTTTGCCAGCCATTCGTAAGCATGGCGCTTACATGACTGATCGTAAGGCGTACGACATTACCCGCGATCAAAGTGGCAATGGAACAGTAAGAAAATACGATGATTGTTTCCTAACTATTGATACTGCTTTAAGTTAACTGTATTTTTAAATATTGATTTATTAAATTAGTTTATTCAAAAATTATAAAAAGTATTTACAAAAGACTAAAATAGGAGTATTATATTAAGTGTAAGATAAATATCAAAAATGAATAATTAAAGGGAGGCATTCACATGTCAGTTGTTAAAGACAATGCTAATGAAATTTTGAAAAAATACCTTAAAGAACACGGTATTAAACAAAACTTTGTGGCTAAAAAAATGGGGATAAGCAGTGCTACTTTTGGTAATCGGCTTCACGGAAGATTGAAGTTTAATGCTGATTTTGCTATTGCAGTTTCAAAGGTACTCGAAATTGATTCAAAAACTTTTTTAAAGTAAAAGTATCAAATTAGGGTAATAATGGAGAACTAAAATGAAGGAATTAATTAATGTTCAAGTTAAAAACAATCAGCAGTTGGTTTCAGCAAGAGAGCTGTACAAAGGCTTAAATTTAAAAATCAGATTCAGCCTTTGGGTAAAGAAAAATTTTGACAGTTTTGAAGAAGGGCAAGATTTTACCAGTGTATCCGTAGATACGGAGGTTCAAAACAACGGTGGTATTCAAAAGCGAGAACTTCAAGACTACTTGTTAACCATCGACATGGCTAAAGAATTGTGTATGATGTCCAAAACAGAAAAGGGCAAGGAAGTTCGCAAGTACTTTATTCAAGTAGAAAAGAATTGGAATAGCCCAGATATGATCATGCACCGAGCATTAACCATTTCTAAAAATCGAGTAAAACTACTTGAAGCTAAAAACAATGAGTTAACAAATCAAAGAGAAGAGCTTCAAAGCAAAATTAACCATGATGCTGATGATGTGTTGTTTTCACATGCAATTAGATACAGCAGCCATGCAATAAAAATCAGAGAGTTGGCAGCTATCTTAACTCAAAACGGCTTTGTAATTGGCCAAAATCAACTGTATAAGTTATTGAGACTAGAGCATTATATTTCAAAGCATGGAACCCTACCAATGGGCAACAAGACCAAGCGAGGGTACTTCAGAATTAAACATGGCATTACGAATGGTCGCGCATGGTCAACTACCTTAGTTACCCCAGAAGGTCAAAAACACATCATTAGTAAGGCACTTCGTGGGATGTTTGACGATAACTACCAAAAAGTTGTTACAGAATAAATGGAGGCACAAAAAATGAAAATAACTGATAGACAAATGGTAGTTGACTATTTAACTTCTGCCGCACTTGTATCTAATATGAAAGAAGTAGAGATAGATGGTCAAAAACTAACTAGATCAGATCAACAAGCGGTTACAATTGACTTGATTAATAGAGCTTTAGTTCTTTTAGATGAAAATAGTTTGATACCTTTTCTTAAAAATATTGATGCTAAGAAAAATAGAACTGATTTCTTAATGAATCTTGTTATGCGATCTTTTAATTTTATAAATAATAATGAAGAATTTATTGACCCTAATGAAGAACATGAAAATTACGATTTATGATGGCATCTGGATGTTAACGAATTAAACTTTAAATGAAGTGATTAGTTATATTTAAGTAGGTGTTACAAATGAAATTTGGCTTCAATTACCATACTGATGAAAATATCAGTAATCTAGCAATGATGACTATGTGGAAAGCTAACAGACTTGACCCTGACTATCTAGAAATCGACGGTCTGGCACATGAAATTATTAAATATTGCAAGCAAGTAATTAAATACAATGAAACGAAGAATTAGAAAGAAATGTGGGTGATTATCATGACAATTAATTATGAACAGGCACTTGTGAGGATACATCGTTTGGAGGATGAATATGGCAGCATTTTATATGTACCGGATAATAATTTAGAGTTTAAGCAAGTTCAGAACTTGCTTAATGTTAAGGAAAAACTTAATCATAAGCGAGTTGATAACCTTACTAGATTTGGATATTCCGTAAGTCAAATAGCTCAAATAGTTAATAGAACTAATAAGACAGTTTACACTTATTTAAAACATAATAATATGAGGCCTAAATGTTCTTTTAAATATCGAGTGACAATGCCTGATTTATCTCACAACATTTATACCACATCTTTAATTAATTTAGCTAATATACTTTGTCACACGCAATCAATTAATTTGACAAAATGTGCGGTTAAGCAGTTGAAAGCACGAGGCTGTCTTATTAAAAAGATTAAGTCTATATGGTGCGAAATACCGAATGGCGATTATTACTGCCTACCTTACTTTGATAATATAATTGCTAAAAATGGTCTGGATTCTTATATTTACAATACATAATTAATAAATATGGATTATAATAGATGTATTACTAATTGTTATTCTTACCTATTGTATGGGAGTGATCACATGGGTTTATTCAATGATATTGATTGGGATGAAACAGCAAATAGAACTGATAAATTTCTAAAAAATAAAAAGTAGAATAATGGTATAATAATTGTGGGTTATAAGTATGTATACCAATGTTATATTAGTATAGGTAAGTAAATATCCTCCTTGAGGTTGGCAGATTTGGTAATTGTCTACGGTTCGATTCCGTAGCTACCAATAGATTTGTTCACTGTTTTTTAAAGAAATAATGTGTGCATTAGAAATAAATATTATTACTAAAGTGAACAGATCTATTAATTTTATTGTTATTACAGTAATTTTATATTTATTTCTAAGGTTGGCTACGTACCTTAAACATAGCATTGTGGGAATGTATTACAAAGGTAGTATAGCGGTCTCCAAAACCGCTAATGTGGGTTCAATTCCTGCTGTTCCTGTTATAGCAGAATGAAGTTGGTTGTCTCGAACTTCCGGAACTGCTAGCAATTCTTAATAGCTATTAAGATTTGTGGCACTCGCAAGAGTGCCTTTTTATTTTGTCAAAGGAAAAGGAACATCCTAAAGCTGATATTGATACAGGATTCAAGGTGTTTAAGCTTGAAAAGTCTACTATCAAACAATGGGACGAGAATCCAGAAAACTTTGAAGCACAATTAGAGTTGATTCATAGCCCCTTTACTCAAGATTCTACCAATGACCAAAGAGCAGAAGAAATTGCTATTAAGAGCGGTATTGATTTAGAAGTACCCCCAGAAGTAGATGGATATAGAGTTGAAAATGGTGTCTGTCAAAGATGTATTTGATGAGTATGAGGATAAAGGCGACGATAACGGTGTTGTTGGTTATCATGGCCAACTGGACATACGCCCACCATATCAGAGAAATTTCATATATAAGCCGGCCGAAGCTAAAGCAGTTATTAATACTGTATTACATGGCTTCCCGTTGAATGTTATGTATTGGGTTGTTGATGGGTCAAATAGTTATGAAGTTCTCGATGGACAGTTAATTCTTTAATACGCTCAAATGCAATCATATCAACACTTCCGATATAATTGACAAAATTAATTCGCAAAAAAGTGTATCAAGCTGTTGCATAATTTGAGCAAGCGTGTATAATAATATTTGTCAACAAGCTAAGAAACAAGCCAAAGCACATGTTCTTTTTCCTCCGCGAAAAAGATACGCTTACTCTAAAATACGCCACAGACGACCATTGTGTTGTTGTTTTGTGATTTTTTTTAATTCCTGGCAAGCCTATTGCTCGCTTTGTGCTTTGATAAATTGCAGGTATAGTTTAGTGGTAAAACGAAAGCCTTCCAAGCTTTAGTCGCGAGTCCAATTCTCATTACCCACTTTAATGGGCCTATAGCTCAGCTGGTTTAGAGCGCACGCATGATAAGCGTGAGGTCGATGGTTCAAGTCCATTTAGGCCCATATAGTCCCGTAGTTCAACGGTAAAACACCCGGTTTATACCCGGCATTGACAGTAGATTTTTCTGTGTATTGCAGGTTCGAATCCTGCCGGGACTATACTCCGAAGGTGATTACACAATAAAACAGCAGGCATGGTTGACACATTCACCCTAAGCCTGCTGCTTTATTTTGCTTAATATTTGTAATTAGTATTTGCATGTATTCTATTTTTATTGTATAATAATTATGTTTAAGAACGAAAGAGCTTTTTGAGAGAGCTAATAGAAGATAGGAGGTGATTAACTGTTAACAAAAATATAGAAATATGTAGACTATTATAGAAATATTTGCTATAATATTCATTAGAAAGTTAAACATGGAAGTGAATATTATGACAATTTTAAAACCTAAAGATGTCGCTGATCGTTTAGGAATAACCACTAGAACCCTCCAAACATGGGATCGAAAGGATATTCTTAAGGCTAAACGCTCACCTACTAATCGCAGATTCTATACAGAAGATCAAATCAATCAATATTTGAATAAAAATAGTCTAAGCTCAAATAAAAAACAAGTTGCTTATGCCAGAGCATCAACTTATAGTCAAAAAGATGACTTAAAAGATCAATTAAGCTATATTCGACAATACGCTAACGCACAAGGTATCGTATTAGACGAAGAAATAAGCGATATTGGCAGCGGCTTAAACTATAAACGGCAAAAATGGAATAATCTTCTAGACGAAGTAATGAACAACAAAATAGATAAAATTTATATTACTTATAAAGATAGATTTATCCGTTTTGGCTATGATTGGTTTGAAAACCTATGTAAAAAGCATGGGACTGAAATAATTGTTTTGAATAATATTGACACTAGTCCTGATAAAGAACTGGTTGATGATCTGATAAGTATAATTCATGTGTTTTCATGCAGACTATATGGCTTAAGAAAATACAAGAAAAAGATTAGAAGTGAGTACTTAAATGACGATCAAGACACAAGTAGTGAAGCTAAAAGTTAATAAGACCATGCAAAAGCAGCTTGATGCTCTATGCGACTATCGGCGATACTGCTGGAATAAAGGCTTAGAAACTTGGCAATTAATGTATGAAGCTCATACATTAAACCAAAAAGATAATCCCAGTCCTAACGAACGCAGAGTCCGTGATGAACTAGTCGCAAATAAAGCCGACTGGCAATATGATTTGTCTGCCAGATGTTTACAATTAGCGATTAAAGACTTAGCTAATGCTTGGAAGAACTTCTTTGATAAGTCACAATCTGATTGGGGAATACCTAATTTTAAATCAAAGAAAGCTCCCAGACAAGGCTTTAAAACTGATAGGGCTAAGATTGTTAATGGCAGGCTTCGCCTTGACCGCCCAAGAAGCATTTCAAAAGACTCTTGGCATGACCTATCAAGCTATGAAGTTTTAAAGATGAGTGAAGTCAAAGTAGTAAGTATCTTCAAAGAAAAAGGAGCTTATTATGTGGCTTTGCCTTATGAAGAAGAAATTGAACTAAAAGCTAAAACCCAGCAAAAGACAGCAGTTGATGTCAATGTTGGCCACTTTAACTATACCGAGGGGCAAATCAATATTTTGCCTGCTAAATTGCAAAAGCTTTATAAGCGTATTAAGCATTATCAAAGAATGCTGGCACATAAAAGAGAATTTAACGGTAAGTTAGCTACAAAATCAAATAATTACTTTGCAGTGAGAACCAAACTGCAAAGAGATTATCGCAAAGCAGCTAATATTCAAAACGATCTATTACAAAAATTTACTACTAAGCTTGTTAATAATTACGATCAAATTGTAATTGAAGATTTGGCAGTCAAAGAAATGATGATGACGCATGTAGCTTCAAAAGGAATGCAGAGATCACTTTTTAGCAAGTTTAGACGAATACTAACTTATAAGTGTGATTGGTATGGCAAAGAATTAATCTTGGCTGATAAAACATACCCATCAACTCAAAGATGTGCTGCGTGCGGTTATGTCAAAAAAGGCGAGGAAAAGATCACTTTGCAGGGCAATAAAAAGCATGGTACCAAACATAATGAGTATGTCTGTTATGGGTGTGGCTACAAGAATGATCGAGATGAAAATGCAGTTTTAAATCTTTTAGCTTTGGCAAAATAAAGAAAATAAACAGGGCTGGCTAGGTCCTTAAGCTGTAAGAGCTAGTCAATGTGATTACTCCTATTTGGAATATCAGAATACTAGTGAAGACGACAGTAAATGAAACAAAGAAAGGAAAAATATATCTTTCTGATATGTAGAAAATTCATATTCTTCTACATATTTCCATGTTTTATATAGCAGTAAAAATTATGGGAAGAAAAGCATTACCAGATTCAGAAAAGAAGAGCAAGATAATTATTATCAGATTAACGGAGGCTGAGTATAAACAGGTTGATGAAAAGGCATGGGCTTCAAGACGGTCAAAGTCAGAGTTTGCCAGAGATGCAATTAACAGATATCTAAACAGTGCAGACAGTGACAAGGACTGCTTGCCATTTAGCAAGCAGCATAGTAATAATTAGTGCTTCACAGATTATTACTCAACTTATCTAGAATACTGCAATAAAAAGGGCATCACTAATGTGATGTCTTTTTTATTATGCATATGGGTTAATAGCAGTGTCACTTGTACCTTTAACGCTATCTAAATTATGTTCCTTAAGAATATCAGTCTTTTCAGGTGTAAGGTTAGCAGAAAGCATACTGTATGTAAATTCATCGTCAGTATTACCATAAATTTTTTCTCTAAGGTAATCATAGGCAAGGAGTACATAGACGGAGCAGCTGGCCGAGTGATCGCCTTTGCCTTTACGTTTTTCTATGACTTCTCTAGTATCACCATTAGCAGTTTCTTCATTTCTGATAAGAACATTTTGCCAATGAGTAATATACCTGTTAAGTGCTTCATCACGGTGTGCCCAGAAATGAACTTTTCCACGCTTCATCAAGTCAATAAAGCGCTTATGCTGTACCAGTTTGTCTGCAGATACAACATGTGTCTTTTCATTCCATGATGGTTGCAACTGGCCAGTAGCAGAGTATAGTCCACTTGTGGGGTTGCTTGGATATTTAACACCCCAAACTTTATTCTGCCCATATATATCAATAAGGTGGTGTATCTTTTCACCACTGTCCCCAACATCAGCAAAGATTAAGTCAGGGTTATAAGGTTTAAGCATTTTGTACAGGTGCCTAATATCCTCACCTGCTTGCCCTACAGTAGGTCTTACACCTTGAACTTGGAAGTCATTGATAATATCAAATCTGTTGTTTTCAGTGATACCAGCAATAACTACAGTATGTTTGATACCCCAGTCAATACCAACAAGAATAAATTTATAATCTGCTCTGTTTTCTACCTTGGTAGGAAAAGCAGCATGGTCAAGAATATCTGAATCATATACCTTAAGGTTTTGGTCTTCATAAGGTTCACCTAAGCAGTAATTATAGAAAGATTGCTTAGACTTTGCCTTAAGTTCAGAAGCTTTAAGCATATCTGCAGTTATCCAGACAGCGTCCATTTGATTAACTGTATAGCCACGGATGCCTGAGGTGTCTGCAGTACGGCTAGGATACCTGCATAGATAGTGGCCAGAGTACCAGCGGTCAAGTTTCTTGCCACATTTTTTACATACATAGATAAAGGTGCCCGGTCTAACTGTTCTAGCTTTGTAGTCTACCCCGTCTTCATCTACTTGCAGTATATTGCCTCCTGCTTCAATGCTTGAGCCATCATAAGCATCATAGGACAATTCATTCTCATATCCGCAGTGGTTACACTTAATAGACCAGAACCATTGATCAGAGTGCTCATAAAGGTCATCTATACCCATGCCTTTGGCAGTTGGCGTAGACCAGCGTCTAAGTACTTTATAGGGTGAGGAAGATATAGAGCCCTCAATAGATTGTTCTGCACTGGCACTAACATGGTCATATTCATCAACAGAGGCAAAGTCAGCATTGATACCTTCAACGGAGCTGGATTTAGAACTTGTTCTAAAAGTAAGGAACGAATTTCTTATTTGCTTAACATTAACTGAATTAGTGTCACCTATAATACTTCTATAATATGGGCTGGAGTTCAATACAGAGTTTAGTCTCATTTGAACAAAGTCTCTCATTTGTTTAAGAGTTGGAAACGTATATAGGCAGTTAACACCGGCTTGAGAGTGAACGTCAGCCCACCAGATCATAAAGGCGACCCCTAATTCAGAGAAGCCTAGCTGTCTTGCCTTTTTTACAACAAGGTTTGGGTAGATGTCATTCATAGGCTGAATTTGAAAAGGTCTATGCGCTACTGCCTTGGCTGGGTTGCCTCCTCCATACTTGGGGACTATAAAGGTTGGTTTTTTGCCACCACTACCTATTCTGTGGTACTTAAGTTCATATAGACTAGGAACAAGGAAGGCTAAAGTAGCAGATAGTTGTTCAGGCGTTATTTCATCTGTACCAAACGTACTAACTGCGATTTTAGCGATTTGTTCTCCTGAGAAAGTCTTAGGTGTAATTATACCTAAAGGGTTATCCCTCATTTTATCTCTTCTTTCTATTTACCTGTAGCATTGGTATTGTTTTGTTGCTTTTGTCCTTTGGTTATTAGGCTAGCAATATTTTCATCAGTAAGCTTGGCTAAGTCATGCAAGTCTACATGTTTGGTCTTTGTTTCTTTACCTTCATCGTCCTTAGTAACTTTTTGGATAACTTTAACAGAGTTTTCAATAATGTTTTCTTCAGGAGTACTCAACTTAGGTATAGCACCTGAACCAGAGCTAGTACCAGTATTTTCAATATCATCAATTTTAGAGAAAACGTCATACATATTTTTAAGGTCAGTTGTATCCCTAATTTTAAGCTCGCCTGATTGGACTTTGGCTCTAGCATCAGTAAGCATTCTCTTAAGAATACTATTGAAGCCATTGATAATAGTTTTCTTATCTTTATCTACACTTGCATTCTTACTGTCAAGCAAGTCTTTCATATCATTAGTTAGCATTATGCTCTCACAACCTCTCGGATACTAACTATTTTCTTTTTATTATGTGCTTCTGTGAAGTACCGGCAATGTGCTGCATATCTGCACACATAGTATACTTCTTTATTTGGTAGTAGCAGTTTAGTACATGCAAGAAGAAGTCCTTTTTTACTTATGCCACCTTTTCGGGAGTTGATGGGGCAACCACATACAGCACAATAGATATCATATTTAAAGCGTTTATCATGTTTACGCAGGTGGGACTGCTTAATAGCATTACTTACTAGAAAGTGCCTATAGTCGTTAATATCAATTTTGTAGGTATAATATTTAATCAATGGTGCATGCTCCTCCTATATTTATTCCATTTATAGGTAGTACGAGTAAGATTATTTATCTTATGGATATATTGATTTGTCTGTTTTATGCTACTGATGGTATGGTCAGTTTTAACAACTGTATACCAAGATAATAGAGCACACCCCAGAGTAGTAAAAGCAGGGTTAATAGAAGTCTGCTGTTTATAAGATAAATAAAAATACCCGCCTAAAAATACTAGTATGTAAAGACTGCAAAATAAAAACTTAGCTAATATAATAGTTACATCTTGCTTATTTCTCATTTATTTCTAACCCCATCTATTTATTACACTAATAATTTAGCATATATATAGGACGGCTAAATTATTAGTGTTAGTAGGTAAGGTGGTGCATATACATGTTCATGCTGGTTGTTTGCATTGCACAGGGTGTAATAATGTACTTGCTACATATAATCAATATAGTGTTAACTATTAGTACATCAAGACTAACTAAGAGAAAGTATCTAATGATACTGGTTACACTCATATTAGCTTCAGCATACCTATGGTATACTTATAGCATATGCAGGCTTGCATCAATGTGGCTTTCTCTTATAGTAATAATATCTTTCTTAATGAGCATACGTAGGTAGGTTAGATAAATGGCAGTAAACAGAGAGAGTAGCAACAATCACTTAGAAGAGCATATAGACCAGTTAGAAAAGCTTCTTAAGGGTCAGGACAGTGTAAAGGGTGACTACTCTAAGCTTGACATAGATGCTATTAAGAGTGAAATATGGTCAATGCAGGCAGAGCTGCATAAATTGGGTCAAGAAAGCAATACTTTGCAGGATAAGTACTTTAAGCTTGAGAGTTCCCACCTAGACTATAAGGCTAGGTTGGAAGCACTAGAGCAGGAAGTAGACAAGTTTCAAGGCAGAGACGAAAAGAATGCGGCCCAGGCAAAGAATATAGTGTATAATTTCTTATACATTATACTAAGTGTAATTTTAGGTTATTATGCAGGTCAAATAGGAAAGTGGTAGACAATGAGTTCTAAATATAGATATCCAGTAGGAACAAAAGAAAACGTAGCAGTAGTTGCATTATTAGACGATAGTATAAATGGTGAGGTTACAGGCATTGTGCCAAGCACAGTTGGCTGGGTTCGTGAGGGAGCAACTAAAGTTATTAATACAATAGGTGGGAGCTATAGTGACCCTACGCTTATGATTATTCCCTACTCAGCTAGGACAACAGATGACTTTAGTAATATTACAGCTGTAGACAGAACAACACCTAGAATAAGAGTAAATGGAAACTTCATTACTAAAATTTATAGTGGTTCTATGGCGATACCAAAAGATGTACAGGATTCTGTACATGTATTACAAGATGTATCTGCTGATATGGATCCAGCAGCTTACACAGCTGAAGTTAAGAATGCTATCAAAGTAGCAAAAGAGTATTTTAAAGAGGCCTAGTAGGTTTATGACAGTATGGTCACATATTAAAACTCATATACCTGAATTAGTGATAGCTGGGATATTTCTCATAGCTATCTTTACTTTTGTACATAATTCACCGCATTTAAGTCATCGGAGGCCAGTTTATACAAGCGACCAGTTGTCTGAAGCAACAACGGACTACATGTATAACTTAAATACCTATGATGGTTCGGCTAGGTTGATAGACCATTATACGTTCCAAGGGCTGGACCTGCACTCTACACACATTGGTGGGGTGTATAATGGGTACAAAGCATTGCATGACACCTTAGACTTTACAAGTTCAGGTGGCTCTGTGAGCATATATGACACCCCTGCTGTAGCATATGATTATAGGCTGCATAATTATAAAGCAATTGGTTTTAAACGCTATAAGGAGCCTATATTGCCTTCTATATTAAAAGACAAAAGTAACAGGCATTATCCAGTGCCTAATAAGCTTCTTATTATTAAGACCTTGTCTACACAGAAGATTATTGCAGTTTTTGGCGGGGACAGTGTAAATGCCTACTATAGTGATATAAATAATGTAGATATATACAAGGTAGATGACTACTTTGTGGTAACTTATGACTGTAGTTACGCAATTGTAGACTCCATAGCTGTGCAGTAGTTCAGAAAGGTATATCATATGAATGCAGATAAAAACAATACAGTAGTTACTTCTGTCTACTATGGTGGCAGTAAGTTTGGCAAGCCAGACTATGCTAATACTGTACGAGCAATGCCACCAATAGACTGGTATACATTAGGCAAGTATAAAAAGTGCTATGACTACTTGTTTCTAGTTTTAGATGATAAGGTTAGTTGTATAATTGGTATAGACCTAGATGCTAATAAATTAGCAGTAACCTATACAAGTTCCTACACTAAGGACAGGGCACCTAGTCTAGTAGCAAAGGCACTAATCTACTTAGTACAGAAAGCATATGTCTTAGGTTATGGTTTAGATGTACCAGCTAAGGTAATACCAAAGGAATCAGTGGCAGTGGCTGAGTTATATTCTATGAAGAAACATGGTAGTTCTTTTAGGATAGAGTATAAGGACTTACAGAAAGCCCTGGGTAAGGATGATGTTTAGTTTGTTCTTAATACCTTTAGTAATAGCTTTAGTCTTGTTTAGCTTGATAGACTGGGTAATAACCACAGTATTAATAAAAAGACGCAAGCGCAAAGCTTTATATGCTTTAAAGCAGGCAGTAAACAAATTTAAAGAAAGCAGTAAAAAACAGCATGAAGAAAGAACTCATAAATAATAAAACATTTTCACGATACCTTAATCAACATACAGGTAAGGCCACCATTAAATATATTTCAGATAGGATAGGCTATGCACTAAAGTGGTCATGGGAACATTACGACTTTAAAGTAAATAATGAACACTTAGGCGAAAATAATGGACAAGGCGGTTTCTTTGGTACAGTCATTGAGTTTAACTTAACGGATGACCCTAATAAGTATAAGGTAGCTCCAGAGTCAAAGCGGTATATTAACTATGACTTTAGTGTAAAAGATATTGTAACTACTCTTGTAATTAAGAATATTGACTTTGACAGGGTTCGTGAATACTTTAAAGACCATATTAATTCATATTTACCTTTAAGAAAGTGTACTTATGATAAAGACTTGTGCTTGTTATATAATCCTTTAAATGAGGGTGGCAAGAATATTAGATTTTCTATTGATATCTTGTCTAATGAGCAAGCAGCTAAGTTTAAGAAAGATCAAGAAGGTACAGAAGAAAGTGACTCTTAGCCATATGAAATGGACAGACAGTAAAGAGTACCTTACTTATGATAAGCTTGTTAAGAGACTAATAGATCATATTAAAAGCTCTAAAGAATGGTACAAGGGTTTGGTAGGAAAAACAACTCAGTCTATTTATACAGATCCAACTAGAGAGATAGACTTTCCAGTCCCAGCTTCTATATTTGATAGGAATAATAACTATAGAGCAGATTACGAGTTTGAAACAGATGCTTTTCTTCATACACTAAGAGAGGTAAGTGTCACACATAAGCTAGGCTGTAGTTTCTATGCAGACATGGAAATACTGGGAATAGGTGTAGCAGGTAATAAGGATGGTAATAGCTATATGGTAGGTAAGTTCATTTACCCAGTAGATATTAGTCTTAAGAGCCTTAAGTCAGCTATTGACGAAGAAAGGCCTATTGCACTAGCTAAGTTTAAGAAAATAGCTTTAGAGGCTGGATATTAATTGACTTATCTTGCCTAATGTAACAGCCTTGTAATCTTAATGAAGCATGGCTGTAATATTTATGCTTTATACTATATTCATATTAGTTACTGAAACGAGCATATAATTAGAAAGTAGGACATATTATTTTGGCACATAAGACATTATTAGCAACATTAGCTCTCTCAGGAGCCTTATTATTAGGTACAGCAAACAATAAAGTAGAAGCAGCAACAAACACACCAAACACATATATTGTTAAGGCAGGCGATACACTGTGGGGTATTTCACAAAAGTATGATGTTTCCCTTAATAAGATTGAAGCATTGAACAATAAGTCTTCCTTAATTCATGTAGGGGATAAGATTAAGCTTACTGGGGCATACACATATACAGCCCCTGTAGTTCAAGCTAAGGTAAACTATAATGCTTCAACTCAGACAAGTAATCAAGTAGCTAGTCAAAGTAATACACAAACTAGCTATAAGCAGCCTGCAACTACACAACAAAGTACAGTCTCAACTAGTACACACAGTAATGTAAGTACTGGAACAGACAGTTCTGCTAAGGCTTGGATTGCTAATAAAGAATCCGGTGGCTCATACACAGTTGTGAATGCCTCATCAGGTGCTTATGGTAAGTACCAATTACTGCCTCAATATTTACATGGCGACTATTCACCAGCCAACCAAGAAAGAGTGGCTGATCAGTATGTGGCTCAGAGATACAATGGGTGGAGTGGCGCTCAGCAGCACTGGCAAGCCTATGGATGGTACTAAAAATGAAAAAATAGAGTTACAAAAATGCTTGACAGATTCATAGGATAGGCAGTATACTTTAGCTATTAGCTTAAAGGATTGAAAGCCATTGGCTAGGGGCTAGCCATGGTAACAAGCTGAGTTCTGTGAGCTAGGTATTCAGAATACTGATGTAATATTCTAAATACTACTTCATGTTCCCAGAAACCCAACACTTCATGGTTGAGTAGTTCACAACAAGCACACATATACGTACTATTAAGCAGTAGTTAGCAGACATTGCTAACTACTGCTTTTTGCATGCGTTGTAGTAGCTAATACATTTGTCACATTATGCTATAATTTACTATATTATTAATAAATACAGAGTACAAGTTTAAATAATTAAAGAAAGTAGAAATATACGTAGCATATGGAACGAAAAATTAAAGTTTGGTCTAAAGATGTAGTAGATACATTAAAGAAGTTATTTTATGAAGGCCATCACCAAGCAGAGATTGCAAATATCCTATCATCTAAATTTGATGCTCACTACACAGCAGCAATGGTAAATGGCAAAGCTTACAGATTGCATATTAAAAGAGGACATGCAAGTACATCACTTAATGCTACTCTGCCTAAAAGTTCTAATCCTAAGATAGGTAAGAAGAAAGAAGTATCTATTGGCTCTGATGGTACTATTACTGCAAAGATACAGGACAAGCTACCTAAAGACTTTGAAGAGAGAATTAACCAGCCTAACAAGAATAGCGACTACTTGGCGCAACTGGCTGGCTATGACCCTAAAGAGTATGAGGTAATTACTTCAGGCTATTCTACATGGGAGATGCCATCTAAAAAGGATGGTACTAGAACCTTGTATGCACTAAAGGTAAAGGTAAGACAACGTAAGCAGCCCAAGATTGATATGGATACTATAGTTAAGATTGCTAACAATAGCATTAAGCAACAAGTAGTATCCACTAAGTTGACTGAGGCAAAAGATACGGCAGAAGATAACTTGTTTATTCCTATGAGTGATTGGCACCTAGGCTGGACTAAGTATGAGGACTTGCAAAATAAACTAGTAGGTATGGTAGATACTATTAATGAGAGACCACATGGAGAGATTACATTTGCTATCTTAGGCGATTGGTTCCACTCTAATTCTTTTGAAAGAAGTATAACTGCAAGAGGTACACAGCTTGATCATGCAGATATGTATAAGGCAGTATCAGATAGCTTTAAAATACTAGACTTTTTATTCAGTAATGCCTTAAAACACGCTAATAAGGTAACCTTGCAGTTGGTACGCGGAAACCATGATAATGACACCTTGCAGATGTTTGAATATGCCTTGAAGTATAAGTACCCACAAGTGGATGTGGTAATGCCTAAAAAGGGCTTAATGGGCTATCGTACAGCATTCTTACTAGGTAATGTAGGTATCCTTATTACTCATGGGGATACAGCCAGAAAGCATCTTAAGACTCTATTTGCTACAGAGTTCAAGGATATCTGGATAAAGGCAAAAGCTTATAATATTTTTTCAGGGCACTATCATCATGAAAAATTTACTGATGAAGATGGAGTAGAATGGTATGAATTAGGCTGCCCAAAGCCTTATGATAATTATGAAAACAAGTTAGGCGTAACCAATAGCAAAAAGGTAAGCTACATTTTTGAATATGGTCCAGACAAGTTAAAGGCAGTACACGAGTATTGAGGGTAAGCATAAGCCCAGCTTTGCCAGAAATAGATATTTTAGGGTTAAAAGCCCTTAAGTATCTATTTTTATTTTTTTTTAATTAGGTCTTGCATAATGAGTTAATGAGTTATATAATTACATTAACTTGAATCTAAGAAAGGAGGAAAACAAATATGCTAAAAGGGATCAAACTAAGACTCTATCCTAATAGAACACAGCAGGCTCAACTATGCCAAATGTTTGGCAATGACCGCAAGGTGTGGAATCTCATGCTGGATATGGCTAAGAAACGTTACCAAAATAATCCTAGCAGTCAATTCGTTGGTGAATATGATATGAACTATCTGCTTAAACTATTGAAGCAAGAGCACCCTTACCTCAAAGCAAGTGATGCAACTAGTCTTCAGGTGGTGAATCATGATCTGGCTCAAGCCTTTAAAATGCTGTTTAAGCATAAAGGTGGCTATCCGCACTTTAAAAGTAGACACGCATACAAACAGTCATATACTGGTAAACAGACTAGTTGCTGCAAAGTGATTGCCAAGCAAAGAATGAAGTTGCCCAAGTTAGGATGTATTAGAACTAGTAAAACAACACAAGCTGTAAATTGTAAGATCAAACGTTACACGGTCAGCTATGACTCAACTGGTAGATATTACTTATCTTTGATAGTTGAAACAGATGTTCCAAAGGCACTGCCAAAAACAGGCAAGGCTGTTGGCATAGACGTTGGAATAGCCAATTTAGCTATTAGCTCTGATGGGATTAAGTATGGTACTTTCAATGCTAAGTGGTTAGAAAAGCAAGCTACAAAATGGCAAAGCAAGTTTGATCGTCAAAGACACCAAGCATCTGTAGTCGTTTGCCAATGGAACCATAGACACAAAATAGTAAAGATAGGTGTTGATGATTATCAGAATTGGCAGAAGGCTAAAAAGCAAAAGGCTCATTACCAACAACGGATAGCAAACAAACGCAAAGATTATTTACACAAGCTGACGACACAATTAGTTAAAAAATATGATGTGATTGCAATTGAAGATTTGAAAGTCAAGAATCTGCAAAAGAATCACCATTTAGCTAAGTCAATTGCTAATGCTTCATGGCGAATGTTCAGACAAATGCTAGAATACAAGTGTGCCTGATATGGTAAAAGGTTAATTGCTGTTAACCCTAAATATACCAGTCAGATTTGTAGCATGTGTGGTTACCCTAGTGGAAAGAAACCACTTGAAATCAGAGAGTGGACGTGCCCACAATGTGGCACCCACCACGACAGAGATATTAATGCGGCAGTTAATATCTTGCATAGAGGATTAAAAGCTATTGGTTAGGGACTAGCCTTGGTAAAATAATGAAGTTCTGTAAGTTAGGTATTCAGAATACTGATGTAACATCCTAAATACTACTTTATGTTCCCAGAAGCCCGGCACTTCAGTGCCGAGTAGTTCATAGGAAGGTGTATGACTTATGGAAAAGAAGAAAACAAAAGGACTAACTGTACGGTTAACTCCAGCAGAATACGATGACATAACAACATTAGCATGGGAGCTTCATACAAGTAGTTGTGATCTAATTAGGAAAACAATGCTAAACTTACTAGCAGACTACAGAAAAGCGGCACAAAAGTGATATCTACTGTAACATATGAGGATACTCTTAACGGAACACTTCTTTATGGTAAGCTTAATGATAAGTTAGTAATTGTTATGCCAGCTCATAATGAAGAAAAAGCTATCTATAATTCTTTAAATAGCATTAGAAAGCAAAAGGGGCTAACTGGCTTAGATGTCATTATCTTTATTGCATTGGATAACTGTATAGATGATACAGAGAAAGTAATTAGGCATAATTTTTCTGACCTGAATATTAAGTTGTACAGAACAGTTAATAATAAACAGCATAAGGCAGGTGCTTTGAATCAAGTCTATAGACTTATTTTTGGCGACTTAACTAATAAGAAGCCTATAGCAGACTATACTAAGAAGCAGGTTGCAACTATTAAGGCTTTTGTTGGAGTAGATGCAGATGTTATGCTTGGCGATGATTGCTTAGCTACTCTGTATAAGGACTTAAGCATAAACTACGGGGTAGGTGCGGTTAGTGCTAACTATACTTGTTTGTTGCCTGAGAGCAAGCATAAGTTGCTTAGAAATGTACCAGATGAGTTCTATGACTACCATAACTTAAAATATGGTAATTCCTTTAATCGTTGGTTATCTTTTCAGCAGTCAGCAGAGTTTGCTCAGTGGACACTTAAGCAAAAGGCAAGCAACTATTTTGCAGAGATAGCAGGTGGTCAGTGTTCTATCTTTAGGCCAGAAGCACTAAGAGATATCTATAAGGTATGCAAGCTTAATGGCATATATGATAATGCAACAGATACAGAGGACTTAAATTTAACTCAACAGCTTAGAAAGCTCAATTGGAAGTGCGTAATTAGTGATAGCGCAAGATGCTATGTTGATAGTATGGACAAGTTAAGTACATATATTAGTCAACGGTTTAAGTGGGTATCAGGAACACTAGACTATGCCTTACAATCAGGCTTAGGAACTAAATATTCTAGAATACTTTGGGGTCGGGAATTACTCCTTGTTTTGAACTTTTTCATCAGGTGCCTTATGATAGTGCTTATTCCAGCTTCAGTTGCATTAGGCATGTTTACATGGAATTGGATATGGATAACACCTTATGCCTTGTCTATTATTATTAATAGTATTGTCAGTATGAGAACGCCACATAGACGGTTTATAGATGTGCTATTAAATGTTCTAGGGATAAGCCCAGAAATATATTTATGGCTAACTCTATATGTACATGCTAAGGTATGGCTATCCTTATTGAAGGTATCTAAAGTAGATGGCTGGCAAAGACAGTATTTAGCAGAACAAGGGAAACTACATTCTACACACATTGGCTTACTTTTTGTACTTATTGTGGCTGTAGTGCTAATACTACTTGCTAAGGCAAATATAATTAGCTTTAGCAGTGCTGTTGCATTTATGAAGCCTTACATTAATTCAATGTATAATGTGCTAACGACCCTCACAATAATAACCATGCTTGCTATGCTGTATCAGTTACTGAAGCTAAGGGGTAACTTTAAAGCTTAATTCAATTCAACTAAATATAAAGGGACACTTGTTGCAAAACAGGTGCCTCTTTTTTGCTATATTATATACTAGACTAGTTTATACTTGTAGTAGCAAGAGCAACAAGCTCTATATGTTAAAATATAGTATAGATTTTAGCATGTTGGGGTGCATATATGAGCTATAAAAATGATACAGATTGGGCAAGAGCAAAGCAGTATACGAGCAAGAGCACAAAGCTTAGTGCTAATGACTGGGCATACACGTTGTCAGTCTATTATATCTTAGGTGGTAAGCACATAAGTATATATTGTAGGCTGGGTGAAGAAGCCTATCAGATACTGGGTGTAGTAACAAAAGCAGGCAAAAATAAGGTGCTTGTAAAAGGACTTAATACTAAAGAAAGTAGCCCTATTAAGGATAGTGTTATATATAAAAAATATACAGATAGTACAGTATACATAGTAGGGTATGACAGGGTGTATTCTGCACCTAAAACTTTTTACTATACTGTAGATAATAAAGAAGAATTAACCAAACTTAGCTTAGATACATATTTAAGTATTGATGGTAAGTCGTATATTGAATATAAAAAGTAGGTGCTTCATTAGTGAGTAGATTATCAGACTTTATTGCCAGATTTCAAAGTCAGCCAAAAGATACAAGTATTCCTCTAGAGTCTGTTGGCGATAGCGACTATAAAGACTATATTCAGCAAATGCAGACAGAGCAGAAGCCAGAGTATATACAAAAAGGGTACAATTTAAAGGATATATCTGTAACAGACCCCGTATTTAAAATGGGGACTATTGATATTAATGCCAATACAGAGGGTTATGTAAGACGTAAAAAAGGCAGAGCTCCCTCTGATGTAAATGATGTGCTTGAGGCCTATTCTAATAACCCTATTGTTGCAGCAATAGTAAATACTAGAGTAAATCAGGTAACAAACTATGCTATGCAAGCAGATACAACTCAAGATCATACAGGGTGGAAAGTGCTTGTTAAGGGTTCAAAGAAACCAACACCAGCACAGAGGAGAGTAATTGCCAAGTGCGAGCACTTTATAGAGAACATGGGCTTTGGCTATGATCCGACTAGGGATACCTTTCCAGATTTTTTACGTAAGCTAACACGTGACTCTTTAATTTTTGACCAAGCTAATGATGAAAAAACCTATGATGAGAATGGTCAGCTTCATCATGTACGGCTGGTAGATCCTACAACAATAGCTTATTTATGTAATAAATCTACAGGACAAAGGTTACGTTCTGGTAATATTTATGGGCAGGTAATTGCAGGTAAGGTTGTACGTAAGTATGATACACGTACTATGGGTATGTTTATTAGAAACAGAACAACTGATATTTCTCATAGAGGCTATGGCAAGCCAGAGCTTGAAACAGTATTAAGAGAGGTTTTTGCCCAAGAGAATGCAGAAAAGTTTAATGATAGATTCTTTAGTAATGGTGGTACTGTTCGAGGTATTCTAGATATTAATGGAAACATATCACGACAAGAGCTAGACTCATTTAAGCGTATGTGGTACAACACTTTAGCTGGTATACAAGCAGCAGGAAGTATTCCTATTGTTACAGCAGATGACATTAAGTTTGTAGACTTAACACCACAAGCAAAGGATATGCAATTTGAAAAGTGGACAAACTATCTAGTTAATGTGTGTTGTGCAGCATGGTGTATTGACCCCAGCGAGATTGGTATGACTAATAGAGGGGGTGCCAGTGGTTCTAAGTCTAATTCATTAAATGAGGGTGATTCTAAGCAGAAGATAGATTTATCTAAGGACAAAGGGCTACAGCCTCTGCTAACGCTTATTGCCAACTTTATTACTAAGGATATTATTTCACGTTTGGCTGGGAGCAACTATGTATTCCAGTTTGTTGGCGGTGACCTTGATAGTCAAGCAAAGCAAGTACAGCTTGCCAAAGAAGAAGTAGAAACTAGCACAACTGTTAATGAGTATAGGGTAGCTAATGGTAAACCAGCTATTAAAGGTGGCGATATAATTTTGTCACAATTCTATATTGCACGCTTAGGTCAAATAAACCAGAAAGAACAGATAGAGCAAGCTAATGCAGCTCAGCGAGTAGAAACACTTCTTAACACATTAAGTCAAGACAATACTTCTACATTAGAGAGCAGTGACAATAAGCCATTGCCAGCAGGACTTACTTATCAAGATATGCAAAGTAGTTTAAAAGGTAAGCCAGCCAAGAAGAGTGGTAGAAGTAATCAAGAGGGCATTGGTAAAGACGGTCAGATAAAGAGTGAGAACAATGTTAATTCCTATGGTGAAGGCGGAAAGAACCATAAAAGATGATTAGTGCTATATTATCACTTGAAAGTGAGGTAACTTAATGAGTTCACCACAATTTTTAGGGACTTTCATTCCTTTAAGTTCTGAGATAAAGAAATCAAGCTCCTCAAAAGAAAAGAATTGGTACGTTGCAGGTTATGCTTCTACTGCGGACTTGGATTTAGATGGACAGATTGTAGACCCAAAAGGCATTGACTATGAGAGCTATTTTAAAGACCATGGCTGGATAAACTATGAGCATGAGAAAGGTATAGGCTCTATTGTTGGTGAACCCACTAAAGTTGAAGAAACTGATAAAGGGCTTTATTTAGAGGGTAAGCTTTATAAGACAGTACCTAAAGCGCAAGAAATTTGGACACTGCATAAGTCGCTGCAACAAGAAGGCAGTAAAAGACAGCTTGGCTTTTCTGTTGAAGGATTTATAACCAGTAAGACCTTAGATGGTAAGATAACTGGTATGAAGCTTACAAATGTAAGTATTACCAGCCATCCTGCTGATACACATGCAACTTGGCACGGTGTAGAGAAGTCAGCAACAATGGGTTATGATGTAAATCCGGCAACAATGGGTTCCACAGGCTCAGGCGATATGTCAGCATTACGTTCTGAAGTAGCTCAGGCTTTGGACGTAATAAGTTATACTATGTCTAAGTCACAGATGAGTGGTATTTTGAAAGAAGCAGAAACTTCTCTCAGATCAGCAGGCTTACTTAATACAAATGATGAGGTACTTTTATTGCAACTGGGTCGAGGACTTAGCCGTAAGGAAGCACAGAAGTTTTTAAATAATATGAGAGGAGTCAAATAGTATATGTCAGAAAGCATTCTAGACAGCTTTGATAAGAAAGTTGCTAAAGATAAGGCAGCTGCAGAAAAGCAAGATAAAGGCAATACTGTAATTGACAATATTAAGGAAGTTACTAAGAAGCCAAATGAGCCTAAAGGTGTAAGTTCTAAGGTTAATAACAGTAAGCCTTCAAATAAGGCAACAGCAGTAAAAGAACCAGACAAGGATAAAGATCCCATTAAAGATTCTGTTACTGTAAAACCAAAAGGAAGAGTTACACCTCCAAAAGAGTTTGTTACTAAATCTACAAATAAGGCAGATGACAGTAAAACTAAAGAAGGTGCAGAGGACAATATGGATAAAGATGATAAGGAAAAAGTTCCAAAAGAAGCTAAAGCAAAGGCTAAAAAAGGAACTAAAGAAGAAACTAAAGACAAAGCAGAAGATAAGAAAGAGCCTGTACAAACATCTGCAGACAATATTGTTGCAGAACAAGCAGATACTTTTGCTAAGTCTTTAGGTGTAATTAAGAAAGCATATGACTTACAAAATGAATATGCTAAAAAGACTGTTACACACTTAGATCAAATAGAGAAGTCCTTTAGTATGCTTAAGGATAGTTTGAAAGAAATCAAGGCAGCATTAGTTTCACATGAAACAGGGGAAACTATAGAAAACCCAGAAGAAGAAACTAAGAAGTCATTAGACCTTGAAAATAAGAGTGAACATATTGCTAAGTCCACTTCAGGGGCTGATGAAGTGCCTGTAGGCCGTGAGTCTTCTACAGAAGCAACAGAAGAAGTTAAGAAATCTTTGGACACTGATAATGCAGTAGATAATAAAGTCGAAGCAGTGGAAGGCAAAGGTAAGCCAAATGGTAATGCTGCTCCTACTAACTTGGCAGATGAGGCTTCTAGCTTAACTAGCAAGTTTTTCAACCGTGTTTCTCAAGAGCACGCAAATATGGACTCAGTAAAGTTGAATTCGCTTAATCAATTACAAGGCAAGGTAAAGTATGGTACAGCAGATAATGATGACTTGAAAGCCTTTATTGATTTTGCTAACGGAAAATAACATAAAGTGCATGCTATATTAGTTTATGCAATAGACATAGCGAGAAAGTGTGAAATATAAAATATGCATAAATCACTTAAATTAACCCAAGCTCAAAATGCAGCCTTGGATAATATTGTTCTTCACTCTCCTAATGGTGGTCAGGGACTTAATGACATTGGTGCAGCTGTTCAAAAGTCAGCTACTGTTGGTTATGATGTAAACCCAAGTACTGGTATGACACCATCTTCTGATTCTTCTGCAGGAACAGTAACTGCATTAAGACGTGAAGCTTTAGACGACCGAGTAGCAATGCTTTCATACACAACTGATGAATTTGTGTTCTTTATGAAAGTACCACGTCGCAGAGCGACAAGTACGGTTCAACAATATACTGTATTCGACCGTCACTCACGTGGCTATGATGCCTTAGAAGTTGACGAAGGCCAAATTTCTGCTCCTAGTGACCCAGAATTAAACCGTAAAGTATTACAAATGAAGTACTTGTCAGCAACTTGCAATGTTACCTTACAAGCAACTTTGGCAGATGCTGTAGAGTCACCAGTACAAGTTTATACTGATAATGCTATTGGTACTATTGTACAAGCTATTGAATCACAAATGTTTTATGGTGACTCATCACTTTCACCATATCCAGTAGATGCAAACTCAACTGGTGGGCGTCAGTTTGACGGTTTGGCTAAGTTAATTCCAGACGAAAATGTTATTGATGCTCAAGGCAATCCTTTGTCAGAAGAAAATGTAAATGCTGCAGCAACCAAAATTAAGAAAGCTTTTGGTAAAGCAACTGATATGTTTATGCCTATTGAAGCTAAAGCACCATTTATTGCAAGCTTGCCTTATACCAAGTTTGTAAACATTAACTCTAACCGTGGCAATACTGTTGCAGCTGGTTACAACGTTGATGCTTATAACTCAGTAACTGGACCTATTGAATTAACTGGTTCATCAGTAATGACTCAAAACCAAGTGCTTGATGAAACACAATTGGGTGACTTAGGCCAAGCCTTAACTCCTACAGTAACAGCAACCGTTAATACTAATGCTGGTGGTGAATTCCGTCAAAATTATGAAGTAGGTCAAACTTTAAACTATAAAGTTGTTGCTTACGACCAAGGTAATGCTTCATTTGCAGCAGATGCTAGTGCAGCCATTGCTAATGCAACTGACGGTGTAGCTCTTAGCATTACTGCTCCACGCTTAGGCAAGGTTCGCACTTCCTTTGTAGCAATTTATCGTCAAGGCTTAGAAGATGGTCAATACTACTTAATTAAGAAGATTGGTACTGGTGCTGCAGTTAACGGAGTTATTTCATTTACTGATACTAATGATAAAATTCCAGGTACTTGTGATGTATTTATTGGTGAAATGCTAGACCGTACTATTAACTTGTACGAATGGTTACCTATTATGAGTTTACCATTGGCTCAAGTAAGTGCTAGTTACACTTGGTCAGTATTATGGTTCGGTGCACTTTGCTTACGTATTCCACGTCACTGGGCACGTATTAAGAATGTACAAGCAGTTCCTGTTACTCAACAATATTAATTGAGGATTATAACGTATATTATGAAGTAGGGTAGACAGCTATTGTCTACCCTATTTTAATAGAGAGGCTAACATATGATTAAGCATAGATTTTTAAGAAACAAAAAATTGGCAACAGCAGTTGGTGTAATTCATTTTGACAAAGAGGGCTTGAATAATGCCCTTGATGCTACAGAAGAACATAAGTTGGCAAAGCAATTAGCAGATATTGAGCTAGTAAGCAAAGATAAAGCAAAGCATACTGCTAAAAAGCAAGTTTCAGCAAAGCCTAATGGAGTTAAAGCAAAGTCTGCCAAGACTAGAGAAAAGCCAGTAAGTAAAACTAAGAAAGCAAATAGCAAAGCAAAGTCAGCACAAAGGGCTAAGAAAGTAACTAAGTAACTAAGTAGGTGAAAATATGGTACAGTTTGACTACGATAATAGTTCCACATATGATATAAATAATCCTAAGCGGATAGACTTATCTAAGGTTGATGATGTAACTCCTGCCGATATTGGTTTAACACCATATATGATAAAAAAGTATATGTTTGGCCTAAGGATAGTTGACCCAGATACTAAGCAAGAGCTGGATGATTCTGTATATGAGCACTTAATAGACACTAAGATACCATATGCTGAACAACAGCTAGGCATAGCTATTTTACCCAGAATAATAGCTAATGAACGTCACGACTATTATGCAAATGACTTTATGCACTACAACTATATTCAAACCTATGAAAGACCTATATTACAGGTTAATAGTGTAGAGATGATATACAATAATCAAAGGCTTGAGAAGTTCCCGACTTCATGGCTTAAGGTGTACACACGTACCGGAGAGATAGAGGTAAACCCAGCAGTAATTGTTGGTGACAGTAGTGTAATGAATGGTGGAGAAGCCTATATGAATGGTGCACAGGCTATATCTTCAGCTCCACTTTGGGGACTTCCCGGTATAGCTAGTACAGATGTAGTCCCACAAGCATTGCAGTATACCTACGTTGCAGGTATGCTTCCACCAACAAGGCGAGGAATTACACGTGATTGGGAAGTACCTTTAGACTTAGTTCAGCTGATCGCTAAATATGTATTAAGAGAACTGCTCGAAATTTGGGGTGACTTAATTATTGGTGCTGGTATTGCTGGTGAGTCTTTAAGTGTTGACGGTATAAGTGAAAGTACAACGACTACACAAAGTGCAATGTACACTGGTGGTGCTGCACGAATTAAGCTTATTGATGATACTATTGCCAGTTTAGAACAAGGGTTACGTAATAGATACGGATACAATAAAGGTAATCTTTAAGATAGGGGGTTATTATGGAAAGACCAGTATTTTTATCAGATAGCGGTGACACAAGCATTAAAACTACTATCAATACGAGTAAAATACATACTCCTACACATGAAAGTCAAGAGCTAAGTGAAACTAAGCAGCAAGATACAGGAACAGAAGCAGAAGTGCAATTTAATGTTACTGTACTTCATGACTTTATACATAAGAGAGGTATTCCAACAAGTTGGCAGCAATCTTTTATTTGTCCTTGTGCAAATTCAATGACACTGGCTCCAGACCCTTTATGTCCTATATGCCATGGCACAGGTATAGGATACCTTAAAGCTAAAGATAATACTTATGTAATGCTGCAATCGCAAAACAGGGGTGCAGGCTCAAATAAAGATTTAGGTATGTTTGAAGCAGGCTCAGCATTAGGTACTTTTGATACAGAAACAAGAATAGACACAATGGATAGAATAACTTTGCCAGACTCAGTAGTAAGGCAGAATTATATGTTTAATGTGACAGAAGAACGGTTTTCAGATGGCTACTATATACCTTATGATGTTAGAGAGTTTCTATTTGTATCTGTACTTATAAATGGCAAATTGCATCATTTGAATGAATTTGGCGACTATACTTATAACAATACATCACATAAGATAACTATACTTAATGAGAAACTGATAGGATGCAACATTACAATGATGCTAAATGTAACTCTTAGATATATTGTATCTAACTTACTCAAGGATGCACGCTATCAGTATTCAAAGGCAAAGAGTGCAAATATTACTTATAATGACTTGCCAAGGTTGGCAGTACTAAGGAGGGAGTCAGCTTTTATTAATAATGTGCCTATTGTACCAGAAGATACAGAGGATGAAGTAACAACAAAAGTTACTAATAGTACACCAGACTATATGAAGGATGCAAGTAGTGATAATGGCTTTGGTTTGAAGGGTGTATAGCATATGTTTCAAAGTCAGAAAAATATAGAGAACAGAATAGACAACTACGGAAAGAATATAGCTAATAAAGCTATTACAGCGGGCAGTTCTACAGCTTCTGCAATGGGTATATCAAACTCTGCTATGCCTAATTATTTACAGTTAAACTTGCAGAGAGCAAAGAAAAAAGGCTTTTATGATATGAAGCCATTCTTTGAGCATAGTAGCAAGCTACGGTTTTCTAAGACAGGTAGCTGGTACTTAATCATACCCTTAAGGCGTAAGGTAAATAGCATGACAAGTACACTGTATGGGCAAGCTAGGGCAATAGAGCTTAATTCAGGCAAGAATATGGCAACTGCATTTATAGGCAACCTTTATGGTAAGCAGGCAGTCTCACCTATAACATCATTAGTGAATAGTAAATCAGGAACAGGCGGAAACTTAACTAGAGTAGCTAATGGTGGAAAGTCTAACTACTATGCTTTTAGAACAGTAAGTGCAAAGTCCAAGCCTAGTTCATGGATAATAGGTCGTCAGTATGTAAACCATGATGATATGAGTAAGACTATGATTGATAACATAGTACGTGCAATAAAGTGGCAATTAAGGCACCCTAATAGTTAGAAAGCAGATATTTTTATATGATACCAAAACTAGATACATATATGTATAAAACATTAAAGCGGTACATACGTGCTATATTAAATACTGCAGGGACGGAAGATGAGCCTTATGTTTTAGGTGCTGTACTAGCAGGCTTTGAAGCAGGTGTAGCCGATAACTTTAAAAAAGCATTTACAGGTGAAAGTAAGAAAAAGCTTTCTATAGATGTTGTTACTTCTTACCCAACAACTAAACAGCAAGTCAATGCCTTATATGTCATTAGTCGAGGAGGCGCAGAGGAAGATACTTCTGCAGGCTCTATTGGGTTAGATACAGGCAATAATGAGAGTCAAGGACGGTCTACTATTGGTGACACAGAAGTCAATAAGTCAGTACAGGTTTCTCATGATGACAGAGGCTATTACTTAGATATAGGTGAGCCTATACTAGCTATAAGTAGTATTAGTGGGATTACAGATAACCTTATTGATATGGATAGCTTTAATGCAGGTGATACTGAGATAAGATTAATAAGTCCAATGCCTCCAGAGCAAGCTACAGCACTTTCAGGAGCCTCCTTACAAGTTATTTATACTCCAAAAGATGTAGGCAGCAGAAGTGACTATGCAGGGTACATAAAAGGGTACCAGCTGGAGGAGTCTTTAATCATAACAGAATGCAGTAATAATATTGATACATTGAGATGTCTAGATTCATTACTTAAGTACATTCTAATTATGACAAAAAGCTCAGCCAATGAGGGTACAGATTTTCAGCTTGCACATATTCATTCAGACCCTTTAGGCATAAGCGATGTACGTGAGGATAGAAATATCTATCAAATACAAACAGTAGTTACTTACAAGGATACTTATCAAGTTCCAGAAGATGCAGCAGACAGATTAAATAAGATACTTTTAAATGGACAATCAGTAACAGACTAGAAGGCAGATAACATGGCAAAGAAAGTAGACAAGCAAGCACTAGTACAACCTTATATTAGTGTAGATACTTTTTTAAAGATAGTACAACCTACCTACAAGTTAACGCACTTGCAGGTTAAGGGGTTCAAAGTGAAAATGAAAAGTCTTGGTAAGAGCCTTATGCCAAAGATTGATTCCTTCATTTCATATTTGAATGATTATATGGATAAAAATAGAAAGTAGGCAATTACATGGCAGTACGCAAATACCCACGGGGAAAGCAAATTAGACCAGGCGTAACAGTTACAACAAATACTGATGCATTATCAGGTGTTGCCGCAGATAGTGATAAGGCACTTATGCTTTTAGGTGGGGCATCAAGTGGTAAACCACACACTGTATATGAAATAACAAGCTACCAGCAAGCAAAAGGTATCTTTCGTGGAGGTGAGTTGCTAGATGCTATTGAAGCAGCTTTGTCTCCAAGTGCATCTGTTTCAGGAGGAACTATTTTAGCTGAACGTGTAGGTAGTGCTACACAAGGTACCTTTACTGATGGTGGTTTGGCTTTAACTTCCAAGATGTATTCATCTGATGCAAACAAAATTCAAACTTCATTAACTCAAACAACTTTTAATAATACCTATTCTTTGCAAGTAGTATTGGCAGATGATGCATACCGACAAACCTATACAAACTTAGGCCCAATTTTTGGTATTTCTTACAATGGCTCACAACCATATGCTTCTGTATCAGTAGATGTAGATGCAGACAGCAAGTGTGCTAATAAGTTAACCCTTAAGGTTGGTGCAGACAATGAATCAGCAGCAGAAGTTGCAACATTTGTTCTAGGTACAGGTAAATACACTAAAGTTAACTCTTTGGCAGCAGATATTAATGATATTGATGGCTTTTCAGCCTCCTACTATCCAAGCGGGACTAAGAATATTGAAACTATATACTTAGATGCACTTGCTGAAACACAAGTACCAATAATTAAGCCGGACGATACAACAACACAGCCTTTGTACCTTACATCATTAGGTGGTGATGTAGCTAATGTTTTGTCTACTTATGATGACTTGCTAGGAGCAGTTTATGACCCTTCTAAGGGGGAGCCTACACCTTATGCCATTACATCATTAACAGGTGGAACGTCACCACAAATTTTGCCTTCTTCATGGAGTACAGAGATTAGCCAATTTGCTGATGAGGACGGGTACTTCTTATGCCCATTGACTAGTGATATATCTATTCAAGCAGAAGCTTTAGCTTTTTGTGAAGACAGAGTTTCAGAGGGTGACCCACGTGCATTGCTTGTTGGAGGCGATATTAAAGAAACCACTACGGCAACAATTAATAGAGCTACCAGTTTAGAAACAATTAATGCTAAGGTACTTGTAAATGCCACTTCAGCCACACGTCTTATGGCAGATGGTACAGTTAAAGATTTACCAGGCTACATGGTTACTGCTATGATTGGTGGGGTTGCTAGCAGTATTGATATTGGGCAATCTATAATACACAAAGACCTTGATTTAGTAGGTGTAGACCAAAGGTTTACTTCCTCTCAATTAGATGCTTTGGCTAGTGCAGGTGCAATTGCTGTAGAGTTTGTTCGCAATAGAGGAACACAAGAGTTCAGAATTACAGACGATATTACTACAGCGTCCCCAGAAAGTTCAGATCCAACGGTTTCTGAATTATCTGTAGGTGAGTCAACAGACTTTCTTGTAGGTGACTTACGTGTACTCTTAGACAGACAATACATTGGTAGCCCAACGTTACTTACAAGTCCTGGCGATATTAAAGCAACCATTTCAAGTTTCTTGCTTAGTAAGGAAAATAATGGTGAAATTGAGGACTATGAAGAAAATGGAATTACAGTAACAATCATAGGTAACACTGTACACATTACTATGCAAGTAGTACCTGTAAGAGCTATTAAGTACATTACTGTAGGTCTTAACTACATTAGTAAAGAAATTAGTGCTTAATTAAAGAAAGCAGGGATAGTAAATGGCATATGTAAAAACACACAACAGTTATACTAGTGGTGCAGCACAATCATCAGTCACTGCTAATGAGATTGAGATAACTTTTCAAGGTAACGCATTGGGCAGAGCTCAAACAGCTTCAAGTCAAATTCAATATGGTACACACGGTGTATACGAAATTGGCAGTATCTTTGCAGCAGAACATGTATATACTAAGTATGAGGGACGTCTTACACTGGAAAGAGTAATGATAAAGAATAAATCTTTGGCAGACTTGCACATTGCCCCATTAGGCTCAGATGTTCTTAAAACTGGTACTATTGATGTTGTTATTAAGAACCGTGACGACAATAACCATATCATTGCAGCCTACTTAGGTTGTACTGCAGAAAGCTATCATATGGAAGTACGGGCAAACACTATGGTTTCTGAAACTATTAACATGGTGTACCTCAAGGCAAGTTTAGCTAAATAGTATAAAGTAATAAATAAGCATAGGGTGAACACCTTAAGCTTATTTTTGTGTCCTTATCTAAGGCTTAGTGTAACAGGCTTTGCCTAAGACAAAACATGCTATAATTAGCCTTAGCAGTACATGTACAGTCTTTTATAGCTATATTACCTATATAGCGATGGGGCTGTACTCTTAATAAGTAGAACTTAACGATAGAGGTTTAGCATTTATGTCAGACAATAAAGTATATGAAAAAGCATTGCAACAAGCTAATGATAAAGGCTATGAAAGTTTAAGCCCAGAGCAATTAGCAGCAATTAAGTACCATAGTCAACAAGAAACAAAAGAAGTAAACTCAGATGACTATAGCGAAGCTCAAATTAGAGATATTAAAGAACGTCTTAAGCATGGTGAAAAAGTAACCCCAGAAGAGCAGGCAGCAGTCCAAGGCAAAAAGTTAGATGAACAAAGCAAGGTACTGGATATTGTTATTCATGGTGTAAACGACTTGTTTATGAAGCACTATGACTTTAAAGAAGATAAAGTATCATTTGATATTTCTATTAGAATGCCTAACATAAGAGAGCAAGGACGAATTTTTGCATTAGTAAGCAGCTATACGGGTGGCGCACAATATACACTGCCAGACTATTGGTACAAAGTTTATTACGCCTTATCTTTGCTTCGTGTTTGTGGTGTTAACGTGCCTAAACAATTAGCAAGTGACGATACTTTATACCCAGTAGCTGCAGGCTGGCTAGTAGCTATTTATAATGACTGGAGCAATTGGGAGCAACGATTTCGCTACTAGAATAGAGAAGCAGGGCGGTATTAAAAGGCTTGCACGTACTATCTATGCAAGGAACATGTGGGAGATAATGAAAACATTTAAGAGTCTTCCTAGTGCAGACGGTACTTTTGCTACAATGACAAGTCTTACAAGAGATTTCATATATGAGGAGTTAGCTATAGACCAGCAAGAAGCAGAAAATGCAGCTAAAGGTTTGGAAACTAAGCCAGACTCTCAGTATTATGACCCAGATGACAGCTGGTGGGATGACCCAGACAAGTTGTTTGATGGTATGGATACAGACCCAGACAAGCTTAATAAAGAGCTTGCAGAGATGCTGGATGACCATACTAAAGAGATTATGTATGATAGGGTTAAGGGTACTGTTAAGCGCGTGGCTAAAGGTGAAGATAATAAGCAAGCTGCAGATCATGATGAAGAAGTACATAAGGTAATGACCAATAGAATCTTAAGTATGCAGAGTGCCCTTAATAGATACTATCAAGGGGATACAAAAGCTCTTAATCAGTATAAGAATACATTGCATACAAAGGGTTCAGATGCCATTTCAAGTACACCAACAGAGCAATCAGGTACACTAGCCAACAAGGATGAGTCAGATAAGAATAAGCAGACAAGGCATAAGATGGCAGAAAAAGTTATGAAGAATACTCTCAGTATGCTGAACGGGGAATGAGATAGAAAATGGCTGAAAGAGAAGTTATAAATGTTACTGCTGACACAAGGCAGGCTAAGCAAAATTTAAATAGCTTATACAGTGTACTTTCTGACATACATAAACTGGAAGAGAAAGCCAGCAAGTCTGCTGGTACAGTTTCAGAGAATAGTCAGCTAAATATACTTAATAATTATAAGCAGGCACTAGACAACTTTCAGTCCTCTATGCAGCAAAAAGGGCAATATCTAAGCAATGGCCGTGGTGGTAGAGCAGGCAGACGTAACACGTATAAGCGGTCACAGACAAGAGAGTATCAAGAATGGAACAACACTCTTAGCCAGACCGGGAGTGCTCTTGATGATGTTGCTGCTAGAATTAATAAGATATCCACAGCTAATGCAAAGGCAAATAGCTCTTACAAAGACTATGTAAATACTGTAAGAAATTCTAAGAGTACCTTATCAGACTTTCAGCAAGCACAGTATAGTTACAAAGATAGAACAACAGAAGCAAGAAGTGTAACTCGAAACCAGCGTGAAATAACACGTAGAGCTACAGACAGCTCCTATATGTCTTATAAAGACTATCAAAAGTACAATGCTAATAATAAGATTATTGACAGCTACAAGAATACAGAGTCAGGTAAGCTAGAACAGGCTATATCGGCTACCCAAACGCAGCTTCAGAATAAGCAGCGTGGCTTGCATCAGGCAAAAGAATCAGGCAATGTAGATGAAGATACTCAAAGAAGAGTAAATCAGTATCATGAAGAGATTGGTGAACTGGAAAAGCTTCTTGAGAGCCAGAAGAAGTATCAATATGTACTTGATGCTGCTATTAGTAGTAATGAGCTACATAAGCAGGATATTAATTCAGTAAAACCTACTATTGGGACAGAGCGTGGTTCCTTACAGGATATTATGCAGAACCGGATGGGTGCTAATATCAGTCACATTGTGGGAACAGCTTTTTCTACTGTAGGAAACTTTGCTAAGGGTGGCTTAAATACTAACTTAAGTACAGGCATTCAGGCATTAAATGCGGGTAATCTATCAGGTCATGTAAGCAGTGAAGTATTAAGAGAACGGCTTCAAAATCAAGTCCAAAGAAACCATTTAGGTTATTCCTCACAGGAAGCACTAAATTTTTACTCACTAGCTTCACAAAGATCAGGCTATAATGGCAACTCTGCTCGTTCAAGAGAAACTACTACTGGGATGACTAGAGCTCTTGAGCAAGGGGGACGCTATTCAGGGGTAAATTCAAATACTTACTCTAGTGTTGCAACAGCAGCTATGACTTCAGGAGGTTTGCTTACTACTGGGGACGTTCAAGAACTGGGCGAAACAATTGCTGGTGAGAACATGCGCAGTGGTAACAAGGGTGACAGCGAAGGCAATGCAAAGATACTTGCCAATGCTATTACTCAAGTTTCTCAGTCATCTACTCTAGGCATGCATGGCATTAATACTATGTCTGCTACTACTGCAATGTTATCTAGGCTGGGTAAGAGCTTCCAAGGGAAAAATGGTCAGCAAGCAATAAGCAATATTAATAATGGTTTCCAGCAAGCAGCATCAGGCAGTAACCAAGGCTTATTGTATATGAAAATACAATCCAACCCACAAAAATATGGTGGTGTACAAGGGTATTTAAAGGCTCAAGAGAGCTTGGCTAAAGGCTTAGGTGACCCCTCAAACATAGAAATGACCCGTGGGTATGTACAACGTATGGGTCAGTCAGGCTCTGCAGGTAAAGCTATGGCAGCTGAGGTATTACAGAAGCAGTTTGGTATAACACCTCAACAGTCAGATAAGTTAGCTACTGATATGATTTCAGGTCACTTGAGTAATGCAGATATTGCTAAAGAAGCCAGAAGAATGAATACGGCAGGTAAGCAGGCTTCTAGGCGTAATGCTTCAAGCTATCAAAATGACCAGATAAGTACACTAAAGAGTACACAGTCGGGCAGAGAACGTCAAGAGTCACAGATGAACAACAAAATGACATGGGTTTCCAAAATACATGATTGGGCATCTAGCCAAAGCCCTATTGTAGGCACTGCTTTATCTTTAGGCGGTACACTAGGTGGGTCTGTTCTTCAGACTATGGTAGGCAACTCTGCAATTCATTTAGGCGGTAAAGCTATTAGTGCTTTTGGAGCATCTAAATTTGGTACAGCAGCTACAAAAGCTTTAGGCAAGACCAAGCTGGGCTCAGGTATACTTAAGGGCTTAGGCAAAGCAGGCGAATATGCAAAGCCAGCTGCCAGTGGAGGCAAGCTCTTATCAGGCCTAGGAAGTACAGCATTAAAAGGTGCTGGCTTTATAGGTGACCATGCAGGAGCATTAAGTGCAGGCACTCAAGCAATTGGTGCAGTTGGTGCAGTACAGCATGCAAGAAACAAGACGAGAGAAACCAGTAAGCAGGTTGGTGGCATAGCCGGTTCATTTGCAGGAGCAGAATTAGGTGCTTCAGCAGGGGCTGCTATAGGGAGCGTTGTTCCAGGCGCTGGTACTGTTATTGGTGGAGCTGCCGGTGGTATAGCTGGTGGTATAGCTGGTACTGGCTTAGGCCAGGCAGCTGGTAACGGCATCTATAACATTGGTCATGGCATAGCTAAAGGAATAGGGCACTTAACAAGTCCCCATAGAGCACAAGCAGCTACTAGGCACAATAGGAATAAGAATAGGCACAATAGGAATAAGAATAAAACTACAGCAGATGTTATTAATGGAAGTACTAGAGCTTATAATTCAACACAGGGCAAGTTAAACCAGAACACCTTTGCCAAAAACTTGTACTTAGAAAGACATAATATTACTAAGCGTGAGAATGACTTAACAGAATTTGGTGAATTACTTAAGTCAGAAGCTGAAATGGGTGGCAATGGTAAAGAAGCCAAAAAAATTGCTGGTACTATCGGCAATGGCAAAAGCAGGAGTAGTTCAAAGAAGAATAAATTATCTAATAGCAAGGTACATAGCAAAGCAGTATCAGGCAGGGTAAAGAATACAAGCAGCAAGTATGGTTCAACACATAATACTGTAAACCTTAATATTGCTAAGCTTAATGACTCAAGAGAAGCTACAGTGAAAGCAGCTGGAGCTCTAAGTAATTTAATGAAACGTAAGAGTAATGATTTCAGTACAAACTGGGCACGTGCATAGATTTAGTGATAGATGGACGTAACCCCTTACTTTAGTGATGGGATATAAGCTCTAGTATTAGCTCCGAAAGGAGCTATTTTTGTACCTTGTGTTATAATATACATATGGATAAAAGGAGGCGAAATTAAATGACAACAGTAATTACAGCTAAAGTCCGTTTATACCCTAGTCAAGAACAAGCTACTCAATTTAAAGCTGTAACTAAGGAATATCAACGCTTATGTAACCTTGTCAGTCAATGGTATTTTGATAATTATTGCCGAGTTAATCGAAAAAAGTTCAACCAAGAAATGTATCATTATTTACGAGTTGAATCTAAGGACATCAATTCAGCTATGGTTCAATCCACTTATCGTACCGTTGAAGCACGTTATAAGACAGTTAGGCAGCAACTCTTTCAGCATCCATATCATTTTCAAGATAAGAATACAGGAAAGTGGTATCGGTTTAATCGAGATCTTGGCTGGTTATACAAGCCAATTAAGTTTAGCCGTCCACAAGCAGATTATGTGCGGAATTTGAATTACTCATTTGTTGAACAAGGCTCAAAAATATCTATGAATGTCTTAGGGCAAAGAATAAAGGTAGCTTTTAATGGTAATTATTTAAACTTTTTTGACCCCAATTATAAGTTGGGTACAGCCAAGTTAGTTCAGCTTAAAAGCCATTGGTTTTTGCACATTCCAGTCACCATTGAAACTGATGAGTGGAAAAAAGAACATAATCAGCACATAGTTGGTATTGACCGTGGTTTACGCTTTTTAGCTACCACTTATGACGAGCAAGGTAAAACTTCCTTCTTTAATGGCAAAACTGTGATGCATAAGCGTGATACATATCAAAAAATACGAGCTGACTTACAAGCTAAAGGTACTAAATCAGCTAAACGGCGTTTAAAGAAACTATCTGGACGAGAGAACCGTTGGATAAGTGATGTTAATCATTGCTTATCTAAGACACTGGTCCAAAAATTTGGCGCTAATACCTTATTTGTCTTAGAAGATTTAACCGGCGTTTCTTTTGAACGCACTAATTTACCTAAAACTTTACGTAACCAAAATAGTTCTTGGGCTTTTTACCAATTAGAGCAATTCTTGACTTACAAAGCGCACTTAAATAATAGTGAAGTTGTTGAAGTTTCTGCTGCTTATACTTCCCAACGTTGTCCTAAATGCAGAACGATTAAAAAATCTAACCGTAATCACAAGCTACATGAATATCACTGTACTAATTGTGGTTATCGTTCTAATGATGACCGTATTGGGGCTATGAATATCCAATTACTTGGAACTCAATATATTAGTGGACAAGAACAGCCTAAATTTGAATTAACAACTAATGCGTAAACGTGTTAGCTAAATGGGTGTTGTCAACCACCCAATGATGTAGCCACATATAGTGTGGGAGCAATGAGTTTGCATTGTAACCACTGACCATAAGGTCGTGAGCTACAAGCCTCTCACTTTAGTGAGGGGTAGTTGACGGGTAGTACAGGTATTAGCCAATCTGCCCCTATTTTTGTAGAAAAGGTGAAGAAATGGTAAAAAGAGCAGCAAGGATAACACATCCTAAGATTTCAATCAGTATATATAGTGAGCATACTGCCTACCATATTACAAATGATTCAGACCCCAGTGTTACAAACAACAAGCCAGCAACAGTGGACAAGTCAACATTGGAGAATAGTATTGTAAGTTGTAGAACACAAAATACATTGGAAGATGATACTGCAACTTTTACTGTAGTGCTGTCAGGGTTAATACGCTGGGATAATGTAATTAATTCTAATGACATTTTTATAATTAGAATGAACCCTAATGAAGATAATGCAAAGACTAAGGTAAAAAATGATAATGTAATGACAGGCTTAGTTTCAGACGTATCTGTAATTAAAGACTTTGGTAACGATTCTATTATGTATCAGATTACTGGGCAGTCTATGGCAAAAGTATTTACTCAATACAAAATTGGTTTGCCTAGTCAGGTAGAGTCACAGCTGTCTGACATGGGCTGGCTTTGGGATACTAATGCAGAGCTTACAGAAGAGGTTAAAGAAGGCTCAGGCGGTGACAGCAATCTTACACTTGCCTCAGGCAGTAATCCTAAAAAAGTATGGGTAGCCTTACGTGGTGCAGGCTATAGTGAGGCGGCTGCTGCAGGTGCAATGGGTAACATACAAGTAGAAAGTGGCTTTGTTCCTAACAAATGGAATGGGGGTCACATAGGAGGAAGTAGTAAACCACAAGGAAGTGATGGTGGCTACGGCCTTATCCAATGGACTGGCCCCCGTGAGACAGGTGTAATGAACTACTTAAAAAAGCATGATGCTGTAGATAAATCCTCTGAGTTAAAATATGAACTTATGTATTTACTTAATGTAGACCCTGGAAAGAGTGTGCCTTCTTCCTATAGGAAAAAGACAAGTGTCTCTGATGCAGCGCGTTGGTGGCTACTAAGAGTAGAGGGTATTAACGATGGTAGTGGACCCTCACGTACAAGTTATGCAACAGCTTTTTATCATAAATTCAGAGGAACTAAAGTTACAGGCTCCTCATTACCTTCAGGATCCTCCTCAGATGACAGTGACAGTTCAGGTAATATTAGTGGTACTGTTAACTCAAGTCAAAGTGCTATTGATAGAGAAAAAGCTAATTCTATAGGGGTTGCTTTCTTTGGCAACAATGTAGCACAGATACAAACTAATTTAATTAATAGATTTAGACCATACATTAAGTATACTTATGAAAATGGTGCTAAAGGTATATGGGACTTCATAGACGTAACTAACTTTCATTCTTGGGAGGACTATGAATACCTATTTGATTCTTCCGGCTTTACTAACTTTAATGGTTCCTTGTATGATTTACAGCAGGCAGCCTTAAGAGCACCATTTAATGAGATGTTCTATGAGTCTTTGCCTAATGGTAAGAGTAAGCTTGTAGTAAGACGTACCCCATTTAACCCAGATGACTGGCAAAAGCTGGATATAAACACAGTAGATCAGACAGCTGTAATAGAACATGAAGTAAGTAAGAATGACTTGCAGGAGTATTCAGTCTTTACAGTTAACCCAGCTACCCCAACTATGATGGGTATATCAGATGGTGTATTACTTTCAGCTTACCCACAGACTAACCGAGATTTAATTGATAAGTATGGTTACTCTAAGTATGAAGTAGAAGATTTATACTTATCAGGTAAGGGTGACAATAATGAGCAGAAGAAAGCTAAAGGTGCAAGCAGCAGTAAGACAGCAGAGACTTCTAAGGATAACAGCCTAGGTACAGAGTTTAAGCTTGCAGATGTTAATTCATTTTTAGGCAGGATAAATCATACAGCATTAAGACTAGAGAAGGACAAGTATGCTAAGAAATTAGCAGATGCTTCCAACAACATTTCAGCTACACAGGCATATACATTGGTGAATGATTACATAGCTAATGCATATAAACTAACAGCAGACGATATGGACAATGATTTAGACATGGATAATGGAGGGGGTTTGCCTAACACAGGGACAACCCCTGTTTCATATAAGAGCCTTAATAGTTGTCTAAGTAAGTCTAATGGCGATGAGGCTACCTTCCTTGCAGAAGCCAAGTCTACGCTTAAGAATGTGTCTGATGAGTTCCTGCGGGATGTGTGGCAATCATATGCTTCAGGCAACAATAAATTAGGCAAGGAAGAATATAAGAAGCTTATTAAGAAGGATCGAAACCAAGGTGACTCTACAGGAGATGCAACAGCTACAGATTTAAAGTATTTTACCAAGGTACTATATAATTGGTATGCAGACAACTTTAACTACTATTCAGGCAATGTTGAAGTTTCAGGCAACCCAGACATAAGACTAGGTAACATATTAGACGTAATAGACGGGGCAGACTTAGATGCTAATGGATATCCAGGTAGGCGCTATTATATAGAGTCAGTAGTTAATACTTTTACATTTACAGATGGTTATATAACTCAAGTGGGTGTAACTCGTGGCATGCGGCGTCCTGTTAATGGCAGGGCAGACCCGAGGTTTCATACTTTATGGGGAACCAGTATTGACTTCTTAGGTGGCTACATGGGTGAGGCCACTATTGCCAATTTAGCCTTGGCTAAGAAAATATCCAGTGGTGGTGCTTCTTCAGGGGATGTCCTATCAGGCAAAAAGGGTAATGCTGTAGCAGTAAAGGCTGCTACCATTGCCTATGGCTTTAGAGAGAGTTCTTATAAAGAGAAGAGAGAAGTTTATGCTTTAGGCGGTCATGGTGAGCGAGGGAGCAAGAATCCACTTACTCATGATATAAATGGTGGTACAATAGTACTAGATTGTTCCAGTTTTGTGCATTGGTGCTTTAAGATGGCTGGGGCTAATATACCGTCAAATACAACAGGCATAGCTAATGATACCAGCCAATTTAGGCAGGTTCACATATCTAGTAACAGCACTAAAGGTATGAGAATAGGCGATGTTGTAGAGTTTTATGGTCAAGGCCATGTAATGTTTTACATTGGTGGTGGAAAGTTTTGTGGCTGGAATGGCGGAGCTACTAACCCATCATGGGACCCAAGTGGTGGTTGTCAGGTAAGAACCTTATCAGAAATGGGTGGCTCACACGACTCAATTGTACTTAGATACAAATAGAAAGTAGGTATTATGACTAAGCTATCTAGTGTAAGGCTTCAAGCAGATATAGGGAGTCACGTTAAGCGGCGTGCAGAGGCTGTTAGGGCAGATGAATTAATCTTAGGCAGAGTTATAAGTATAAACTATAGAAAGCACACAGTGACCTACTTAGCAGTTGCAACAGGCTCAGATAATTCAGCTAATGTTAGTGCAAGTACAAAGAATACCGCTATGCTTCCTATGAGTATGGCTGGTAGAAACGGTTATGGCAAAGCTTATGGCAGTATTATTCCTATTAGGGTTAACGATATTGTTTTGGTTGGTTTTGTGAATGCAAGGAACTCTAGCCCAATAGTAATTGCTAGATATCCAGATGAAACTATAGCTTCCGAGTTGTCTAGGGTAGACACAGATGAGGTAGACCCTAGAAGTATACTAAAGTATGCAATGGCAAATACAGCTTTCACTTTATACCCAGACCAGACATACGATTTACATGATGGTCATGGTAATAGGGTGCTGACTTTTTCAGGCAAGTCCTTTTTACTGCTTAATTCAGACATACCTAAGTTGTCACATTATACAGATGATGGTGAGGATCCAAAAGGCTATGCCAATTTACCTTCAAGCTTTTTTGGCAATGGGCAGCTAATAGAGCCAATAGCAGATCAAGCACCTGAAGTGATGTTTAAGCATCAAGGTATAGTAGATAAGCAGGGTAATCAAGATAACCACCAATTATACTTATACATTAGTCAAGATGGTAACTTAAGAGTATCTGAAATGCAGAAAGACCAACCGTGGCGTACATATTTTGAAGAGAATGCACAAGGTGAGATACGGTTACGCAGGCAAGAAGATTCAAAGGACTTTGCTTCAGGCAATGTAAATAGCGAAATATCTATTGATAAAGATGGGCAAATAAATCTTGTTGCTCAAGGGCAGGGCTTAATCATTAATAAGCAGGGTATCTATAAGGCAGATGGTACTCCCTTATCCTTTAATACTAATTCAGAAAATAATAATACTAGCACTAACACTAGCACTAACACTAACACTCAGCCTAATGACAATACTAATACTAGTGATAATGTTACAGGCAGCAGTACTAATACTAATGATGCAGTACAGGACACAGCAAAGGGATACAACTATATTCATACCTATACAGGTGACACTACACCAGAGAGTCCTAATAATCTGGACATATGGTTAAAAACAAACAGTTCTCTTGGTACAGACATTAGCATAGTTGGCATATACCAGTTTAGTAATGACACATGGACAAAGCTATCAGTAAGCTATCAGGCATTAGACGATAAAGAACAGAATAGTATAATAACAAGACTAGAGCGGTTAGAAAATAAAGTTGGCTTATAATGTTTAATTGTCGGAGAAAGTACGGGATTAAAATCTCATGATGAATCCGGCTTTTTTCTTTGTCTTTTTGCTTGTTTTTCTTCTTTCTTAACCATATGTGTGATATAATCTTAAAAAGAAAGGAGTGGACGTGTCCACAATGTGGCACCCACCACGACAGAGATATTAATGCAGCAGTTAATATCTTGAATAGAGGATTAAAAGCTATTGGTTAGGGACTAGCCTTGGTAAAATAATGAAGTTCTGTAAGTTAGGTATTCAGAATACTGATGTAACATCCTAAATACTACTTCATGTTCCCAGAAGCCCGGCACTTCAGTGCCGAGTAGTTCACGGTGGCCTCCACATTTGATACAGACAGCAAGTCTAATACTGTAATTGGTGATGCTCAGTTCCATGTATATTGCAGAGTTTGCTGGGATAAATTGTATAATGATAGTAAGGCACTGTATGCAAGAGAAAGGTAGTAATAATGTCAATTGATAAAAGTTTAGATAAAATAGCATCAGTAAAGGTATACTTAGGTGCTCCATGGTTTACTGATAGACAACGTGAACTTGTTGAAAATGCAGCACAAGAGCTGAATAATAATGCCACAGTGCAAGTAGTACACCAACCCTTCCAACATCAATATAAAGGTGTGACCTTGGCAAATCCTAAAGGAATTTTTGGCAGCCGTGAATGGATACAAAATACTATACAAAATGATCTTACTGCAATGACAACATCAGACGCAGCCATCTTCTTATATGATATGGACAAGGAAGATCCCGGTTGTTGCTTTGAAATTGGTTGGATGCGAGCAATGAATAAGCCAGTAATCTTGTACTTAGTCCATACTAAGCCAAGTAAGGAATATGAAATGAACTTAATGCTGGCTGGTGTAACTGCAATCTATGACGTAGGCAATGGTGACGACTTGAGTAAGATAAAAGACTATAACTTTAATCATATGCCAAGCAATATTAATTTTCCAGTTTCAGTGTTTTAGCAAATATACTATTAGTAGAAAGCGATGTAAATAAATGGAAACAGCAATGTTTGATGTCGGTGACTATGTAAAGATTAATGCAGTGGCATTGAAAGAAGGAGTAGATGCCTCAGCATATAAGATTGATGCAATTATTAGTATTAATGGAAATGTATATTATAGTTTAAAAGGCATTAACAATATCTATAGGGGTGAGGAACTTACTAGGGTCTTAAGCACTGATGCTTATTCATATGAAGAAAAGCCTAAAGAATCAGATGATACAGATAAGGTAATGCCACTATATGCTGAAAAAGCTAATGGCTGTAAATGTGCAGAAGCTAAGGATCAATCTTGTGATATTAAGTTAGCCAATAAGGCA